ATGCCACTCACCATCGCGGGACCGATCCGCTGGAACGACGGAACCGAGGGTGCGGTCGAGCAGGAGGAATTCCGCCGTGAGCCGACCCACCACGCCTTCAATGCGTATCTCGAAGTCAAGCATGCATCAGGCGCAAAGCCGATCCGCGGCAGGTTGCGGTTCGTCGCCGAAGCCTACGATCGTCTTCCTGGCGAGAACGACCAGGAAAAGTCGCAAGTGGTGTTCAACGCATTCGCCGATCGAATCCGGAAGAACGGATTGAAGGACGGCTTTGAGCTTAGCGTGGATACCGACGACTCGGGTGTGGTCTTCTACGATCTGTCCGACTGATCTTTCAGGCTGACCCCGTTAGGGACACGAAAAAGGCACAGACCGGATCTGCTCGATCCGGCCTAGCCGTAACGTGTGCGAAACGGAATAGTCCAATTCTGGCGATTTGCTACACCGCCCGGCTCGCTTCCCAGCGGGACTTGGCGCCGTCTTCGCCCTTCACGTGGCGCCAGGAAAGGCCGTATTGCTTCGTGACCCGCTGGATCGCGGTGCGGATCGTGGGCTGCTTCCAGCCGAGAGCGGCTTCCAATTGGGCCGCCGCGGCGCCACCGTCGCGAGTCAGCATGTCGAGCAGCTTGTGGTTCTTCGTGCCTTCCCGCGGGTAGTCGCGAGACGCCTTCGCAGCGGCCTTCGGCTTGGCCTTCTTCGGCGTTGTGGCTTTGAGGACCGCACTGGTGTAGTCGTGAGCGGCGGCCGGCGCGTGGCCAACGGCGTAGCCGCCGACCGTCTTGTAAACCGCGCTGGCATCGAGGCCGGCCTTCTTCGCAGCTCGGACTGCGTTCTTCTTCATCGTGTAAACGTGACCCATCAGATGCCTCCTTGTTAGTTGTTCACTATCCTGAGAGCGGCGTTGGCCGTTCCGGTTTCGGTGGGATGGTCTAGCGATTGATTCTTCGATGCTCGCTCCAATTGCTCAGCGATGCGTTGCACGCGCGCTTCGAGCGATTCCACATTCGTTGCGCCGGCTTTTCGCGCCGCGTCGAGCCGTTCGAGCGCCGCCTTCTTCGCGGCCATCCGAATATGCGAGTAGTGCTGCAGCATCCGCTTTGAGAGGTGCCCGGTGATCGACTCGACGACGTGGTCGGGTTCGCCCGCTTCGAGCAGACGGGTGACGACGGTATGGCGTAAATCGTGGAACCGGAACCCTGGCAGGCCGGCCGCATCGCGTAGCGCGTGCCAGGCGGTGTCCCACTTCTTCGCCGGTGTGGTCGGATCGAGCACGCGCATTCGTTGCGTTCGAACGCGCGTGCGACCTTTCCGGTCCTCGACTTTTTCCATCCGCGTGCCACACCAGAGGTAGTGTTCTGGCTCCTTGTGGCCAAGGGCGTCGGCCTTCATCACCATGCGCAGCACCGCCTCAAGCGCCGGCCCGTTCAGCGGAATCACGCGGAGGCTCGTCTCGTTTTTGCTCTTGCGGATGTGGATCTCGCCCTTGTCGATATCGACGTCCTTCCGGCGCAGGTTCTTTACTTCGACTCCGCGGAGCGAGGTATTGGCCGCCAATTGCGCGGCGCACCAGACGTGTTCCCATTCGGGGTTGCTCTGAGCGGTTTTCATGAGCCGCTCTTCTTCCTCGTTGGTCAGGGCTCGGCCAACCGGCTCGCCGCCGGACTCGGTGAGCATCTTCACGTCGTCTTCGAGCCGCTTCCAGAGCTTGTAGCGTTTCAGGACCTGACGTAGGACGCCGACGTCCATGTTGATCGTGCGGTTGCTCACCCCGCCGAGTTTTCGCTTCGCCTGAAAGCCTTCGATCGTTTCGCGTGTGATGGTGACGAGCGGGATGTCACCCAGGATTCGTTTCACCTGTTCCAGGTGCTTCTCATCAAATTCCACCGTGCGCGGCCTGTTGGCAGTCGCGCGCTTCGCCTCCAGGTAGGCGTCGCACGCGGCAAAGAGCCGCGTCGGTCCGTTCTTCTGAAACACGCGGCCGTTGAGAGCGTCCTCGATCATCAGCTTCTCAAGCCCGATGGCCTCTCGCCGGTCGGTCGTCGCGCGGTTGCTCCCCGGTGGCCGGAGCGGCTTATGGAACATCTGCCCATGCACGGCGAACCGAGTCCAGTAACGTTTGCCGCGTTTCCAAAGGGCCATGTCAAGCCTGCTTTCGCACGAGTTCGAGGCCCTGCGCGGCGAGTTCGGCGATCCGCCAACGGCGGTCAGACGTCCAGTGCGCGTTCTCGGCGAGTGCCTGGATACGTTTCAAAACTTCTTCCACGCTCGTCGGCTTCGCGTTCGGGTCTTCCTTCATGCGGCCTCCGTGAGAAACCCAGCCTGTTTCAAACGGCTCACCAGGCTGCCGGGAAATTCGATGCCCGCGGCCATGAGTTGGTCGCCAATGGCGCTGACGATCTCTTGCGTCGAGGCGCGGCGATCCGGGTGTTGGAAGAACTGGCGAACGATCTGCGCGCCTTGCGACTTCGGCCATCCGTCCGTCTTGCCGATCACCAGGCGGGCGCCGCGCGTGCGCCTGCACCCGTTTGAGGGTGCAGACTCGGGTTGCACCGTCTTATGGGTGCGCTTTTCGGGTTTTCGGTTCGCGTCGCGGCTTCGGCGCGGCTTCTTCGGCGGCAAACTTCGCGCTCTCGACCATGATGCGAGTCGAGCGCAGTTGGTCGTCCGGTCCGATGTTCGGCGCGGCTTCGGCGGCAAGTCGCACGCTCGACTGCTCGTCCCAAGAGGGAATCACCTGGCCTTTGTGATAAGCCGCACCGATAAACTGACACTCGCTTTCGCTGTAGACGAACACGTCGCTGACGTTGTCGCGCGGGTCGCTGACCAGCATGCGGGCGGTTTCGTGCGCGTCCTCCGCGCTGAACGGGCCGCGCTCGCGGTCCTTTTTCAACACGACCGTGTCCTCGCCCTTCACCTTTTTTGTTTCCTCGCGGGAGAGGACCAACGTGAACGGGCCGCGGTGCCGATCGTAGATGCCGAAATAGTCGCTGCAGTGACTCATACGGTTGCCTCTCGGGATTCGGTCCAATCGACCAGGGTTCGGCTTTGCCACGCGGCGACCAACTGGCGCGCCTTCGTGCGCTGGGCCACAGTAGGACCCTTCGGGTCCCGCGTCGCGTAGCGGAAGAACATTTCGCCGGTGAGCAAGTCCTGCACGAGCCACCCGCTCGGCCGCACCTGTTCCCACCGGGCTTCGACGATGCCGGCGTTGCCGAATAGTTCGGCGCGCCAGAGTTCCTTCTGACCGTAGACGCCAGCCAACGATCGGCCGTAGCCGACCTTTTCCTCTTCGGCGACGCGTCGGGCGATCCGCTCGTCGACCTGGGCCGGCGAACCGGGGGTATAGCGCGGGGCAACGTTGAACGTGACGTGTCCAGGCATCAGAACCTCGCTATGAGTTCCGGTTGAAACGGGTGGCACCCGAAAGGCGGCGGAACGTCGTCGCCCGCCACGAACTTGCGAACCGAGGCCTCGATTGGTTCGAACGGTCCAAGCCTTCCTGCAACATGCGCTGGCCGCGTTCGATCTCGCTCTGGTAGAGGCGCGTGAGGTTGGCGATTTCGGCTTCGAGGGCTTCGACCATCTTGTTTGCGTTCATCGTTGGCTCCCTTACTCCGTGAATCCTTGCCAAGAGCAGGAAGGCTTCGTCGCGTCCTTGCGGAAGCCTTCGGCGCCCAACTGTTCGCACTGCCACCAACCGGTCAGCGAAAGGTTCCGCCGAAGGCCGGCGCCGCACTGCGGGCACTTGCCAGTGGCAACAACGCGCCGCGTTTCCGCGCGTGCGGATTCGATCCGCGCGTTCGCCGCAATCTGCTCCGGGGTGAGTCTGCGCTTGGCCATTCGGAACCTCCTTAGAAAACCCAAAGCGATTTGGGTTACACGGCGATGATGCAATCGGCCAAGGCGGGAGTCAACTCCTACCTGCACAGGTCAGCACTCTTTCTGATGCTCTTTGGGCAAGGCCCGCGATGCCTGACAAACTTCGGCCGGCCACCAGGTCCGAATAGGCACGCCAAACACGCGCCACGGCGCTTCGCCTCAGCGACAGTTTTCTGTCGCTGGAGTTCGGCTTCCTTGCGGTCCGATTCAATTCGTTGCATCGCCAGGCGATGATTCCTTGCACGCTCTTCGTCCTTCATGTCCCGCAGAATGGCCTCGCCGCGGGCCACACGCGCCGCGTCAAGCGGCATCGCCGGGTTGGCAAGGCACCAGGGGGTCTGGCAGATTCCGTCGCGCGACGCGTTGCCAAGCGCCGCGTGTTCCGGGTGGGGCTCGTTGACGAAAACGGCATAGCCGCAGAAAGGGCAGTTGAACCAGGGGAAGCCGTCGCCCGGCCGAATGTCGGCGGATCGTGAATCACCCAGCACTGAGCGCACGAGAAGGCTAGGCATTGGCGCCTTCCGTGAGAGCTTTGTGGCCGCCCTGGGATTCGATGGCGTTGGCCTGAAGTTTTAGGGCGTCGGCCGCCTTGATCCCTTCCCGGTAGCCCGCCACGTGCTTCTGGTCGCGCCGAAAGTTCGTGCCGGGGAGTTCCTTCTTCCCCTTCATGAATTCGTCGACGCGGGTCAGAACGCCCGACAACCGGATCACGGCTAGGGATTCGCCTTGCGGTGCTTCGTGGACGGCGCCTTTGCGTTCGTCGTCGTATCGCTGCTTCAGCCGGCCAAGGAACCCGACGATGAACGATTGGCGATAACCCCTGGCTGCGCGCATCGAACCGTCGCGCTCGTAAACCCGTTTGCAATACCTGTTGTAGGCCGAGGTCGCCATCCGGTCGAGCAGGCGAGCCATCGTTCCATACATGTAGGCGGCCACGTCCGCGTGGCGCTTCGTGCCAACGAACCAGACGCGATTGGTGCCGGGCATCACGAGGTTCCGGCATAGGTGCGCCTCGGCGACGATCGCGGCGAGCAACTCGGTCCAGGCGACGCGCGATCGTTTGATCCCGAGGCCGTGAACGTTCCGATCGACTTCAACTTCCTCGATCGGTTCCTCGGTCGATACCGAGTTGATCTCCGCTTCGGACAACTCGTGCCGAAGCATCAGGCGGTTCACCATGCCGGCAAACGCCTCGGCCTCCTTCTCGTTGCCAACCTGCGCCGCGGACTCCATCATGGCTTTGAGCTTCGCGGCCTTGTTGAGTGCCTTGTCGCGTTCCATTAGTTCTTCTTCCTCCGTGGAAACCCGAACACCACGATCCGGGTGTAGGTTGGCTCGTCGTTCAGGTTCTCGGTGACGTCAAGGCCGTGCCGCTGCACGAGGCTGGCGATCGCCTTGCCGTGATCGCGGTGGCACCAGATCACCATTCCGCGATCGCGCGTGATGACTGTGGTGCCCGGATAGGCGTTGGTTAGTTCGGTGCGAAGTTCGTCGCGGGTCGGCTTGACCATCACGCCTCCCGCAATTCCTTCAGGTAAACCACGACCCGCTTGCGTGTGCCGTGGTTGTAGCGGCGGCCGACCTTGAACCGATCGCCGCGATGCGAGTTGTCCCAATACTCGATGGTGGCCGTGCGGGTTCCGCGGGCGACGATCGTCACCCGGTGGGTGAGGCCGGCCGGGTCTTTCCAGAAGGCGTCGTTCATGCCGCCGCCTCCTCTTTGATTCCCACCAACGTGGGCCGCTTGCCGAACGCGAAGCTCTTGTCGTCGCGCGACCGTTCGAACGTGGCGCGAACCGTGATCGTCTTGCCCTTCAGGCCGCCGTCCGTGCCAAGCGCGCCGCTCGGCACCGTGACCCACACCTTGCTGTTGTTTTCGAGCTTGACCAGCATCTTGGCGGTCTCGCCCCAATCGCTCTCGCGGAACTGAACGCTCAACACCGTGCCGGTGACTTCTGTGCGCCCCTCGGGCGCCTCACCCTTCGGTTCGGCCGCTTCGGCGGCCTTCTTCGCGGCGTGCTCAACGTCCCTGGCCAGGGAGGACTCGACCGCGGCCACCTGCTTGTCGCTCAGCGACCCGTAGCGATCGAGCTTCCGAAGAACGTCCTTCACGAAAACGTTGGCCGCGTGAACCGGTTCCTCGATCGCCGTGAGGGCCGCCGCGATCGAGGGGTGCTTCTCGATGAAGGCGCAGCGCGCGTTCCAGATCCGCAGGCTTTCCTTGTGGGCCGCCGCGCGCTTCTTCAGGAGGGCGAGCTTGAACGCCTGGTGGTTCTCGAAGCCAAGCCGCTCGGTGCAATCGGCGCCGAAGACGACTCGCTCGTTCGAAGGCTTGTGAAGAACCGCGGTGATCCACCGGACCATTCCGTTGCCGCAATGCGCGCAACGGTGGCTCTTGGCGCGCCAATCGGAGCCGAGGGCGCGTTCCATGTCGGCTTCCCACTGTTGGCAGATCTCGATGTAGCCCTCGACCGGGCCGCCGCAATAGGCCGGCCGCTTGTTATCGAGGTAGTCGAGGACCACGTAGTCGCTCGGTTCGAAGTTGCGCTCGGTATGAATCGTGGCCATCTCGGCTCCTATACGAAGCGAACGTATTCCGCCGAGATCACGTAATCCCAGCGGCGACCGTGCTGAACGTAGACACCCTGCTCGGTGGGCTTCGTTGGCGCCTTGAACATCGCGGCGTGCTTCGGGCTGTAGAGGGTCGCCTTCGTGTAGGTCGCGATCAGCACCTTCCCGCCTTCCGCCAAGTGCGCCTGAATCCGTTCGAACAAAGTCATCTCGTTGCTCCCTTCCCTACAACCCAAAGCGGTATGGGTTAGCGTGATGACAGGATGGCTCTGGGCTATTGGGGAGTCAAGGTCGATGCAGCACAGTCCTGCACTCTTTCGATGCGCATCGCGCGCATCCACGCATCCACGTCTTCTGGCCTGTAGCGAACGGCCTTCCCGAATTTCATATAGGCCGGTCCACGGCCTAGCCGGCGCCACGTGCGCAACGTGAAGGGCGACACGCCTAGCCGCAGGGCCACGGCGCGTTCATTCAGGGCTTCGTTCATGAGAGGTCTCCGATTACAGATGTGACGGTTGACTGAACGCCGGGCGCAGAGCCATCGTCGTGTCCGTTGTAGAAACCCAAATCGGTTAGGGTTTGTGGAGGAACGATGGTTTACGTATTGAAGATTCGCAGTCGCGCGTATCCCGACTTGCCAGGGTTCTACGTGAAGGTGTCGCTCGAAGCGGCGGTGCGCCTGATCGAGACCCTGGAGGTGATTTCCGACTTCGTGTTCGAGTTGGCCCCCGAGTCGGCCTAGTTGGCGGGCGAGGAAACGATGGCTGTGATTTGCGCCTGGTGCAAGATCGTCCTCCGAGCGGGCACGCTGCCGGCGTCGCACGGCATCTGTTCGGCGTGTCTTGCGCAGTTCGACGACAAACCCTTGCAACAAGAACACTCGGGCGTTAACGTAGAGACAGACCATGAGCCAGAAGAATCCGCACGCAGTTGCTCTTGGCCGCTTGGGCGGCCTGGTGGGCGGTAAGGCCACCACCCCGAAGAAGGTCCGCGCAGCTCGGGCCAACGGCGCTAAGGGTGGACGTCCGCGGAAGCAGCGAGCAGCTCGCCGGCCCTGACCCGCCGGCACGCCGCGCAGTTATCGGGTGACGCCTCGTTGCCCGATTCGAATTCCCCTCGCCCGAGCAACATGAACCGCTTACACAGCGATCGTCCATCTCGGAAGTAGTGCCACTTCCGGCCTGTTGAACAGCCACGTCCACCCCTCATTCACGCGCCCTCCGCATCACGAAATCCGCAACCTCACGGTGGTTGAATCCGGACGCGGTCAGCACCGGGACCAGGTTGTTCTCGACGATCCCCCTGGCCGCCGCGTCCACTTCTTCAGGCTCGTAGATCCACACGCACCTCTTGGGCTGTCGCGCGTCATAGACCACATACCAGGCGCGCCTTTCCGTGGCTTCGAAGTAGTCGAGCATCGTGTGCCGTTGAAGCGCGTCCGAACACGAGCCCAGAGAGTCGCCCTTCTTCAGCAGCTTGATCTCCAGCCACGTGTGCGGCGACGCAATGTAGATGTCGGGGATGCCCTTCGTAAATCGCTCCGACGTCTTCACCACGCGAAGGTTCCCGAACCGTGGGCGCAAGACCGCGAGCAGATCCTGGGTGACGCTGGCTTCTGTCATGGCGCCTCCCGCACCTCGAACGGTTCGACTTCGAGTCTCGAGATTCGATGCGAGTGCCAGCGCACACCGCCGCCCGATTGCGGCCGTTCGAAGAACTTCTCGTCGGGATATCGCTGCCGCATGACTCGATGTGCCCGAGTCATCGCTGGTGCCTTCGTTCGATAGATACCGAGCACCATGTCGTGGAGCCAAAGCACCCAAACGGTCATGCCGCCGCTCTCCGCCAGGTGTTGAGCGCCGCGTCGATGACCGCCTGACGCAGACGTTCCGCGTTCTCGCGTTCGTCGAACGATCCGAGGATCGTGACTTCGGTGTTGTTGTCGTCCCACAGCACCACATCGAACTTGCCATCTGCGACAGGTGCCACTTCGACGGCGGCTTCCAGCGCATGGCGAAACGCCTCCATGAATCGACCTCTGTTCATCTCACACCCTCTCGTAATCAAAATGCTTTCGGTTGCCGACTTCGGTGTGATCGCTGCCGCACTTCGGGCAGGCGCCGATTTGTGGTGCGGCCCACGTGTAGCCGCACTCGTGGCAGGTGCCTTCGTGCGCCTCACGTGTGCGGACCTTTCGAGTCGTGAAATCGAGGACTTTGCCATTCACACGGCCTCCTTGAAGGTGTCGCGAAGACCCGCCGCCATTTCCTCGGGCAGATCCTGCACCGCTGCCCAATTCGGTCCGATACCAACGCCCCACCTGATCGGAACTTTCAGGTCAGGGAGGGCCGGCTCGTTCAAAAGTCTCTGTAGTTCCCTAGCCTTGGCCGGCGTCCCGATATCGCCGTCCAGTTCGTCGTGAACGGTGAAACGCATCGTCAGATCAAGACGCTTGCGTTCGTCGTAGACCGCGCGGAGCTTGATTTTGTTGATATCCGCGGCGGTGCCCTGGATGAAGGCGTTCAACCCGGAATGCAATCGATCGAGATCAGGGTAGCGGCGACGCCGGCCGGTGAGCGTCCGCACGTAACCGCAGCCTTCCGTGCGATGCCGGCGACGGATCGCCTGCTCCACCGAACGAATGAGCGGCCCGACTTCTGGGAACGCTTGGTCGTAGGCGTCGATGAACGCTTGTGCTTCGTCCATCGAGCACCCGAGCATGCGGCGGATCTTCTTTGTGCCCGCCCCAAAGATTTTTGCGAAGTTGACGTTCTTCACGTATTTGCGACTCGCGCTGGGCATCGCGAGTGACCGCACCATGTCGGTCACGAGTTGATGGAAGTCCGCGTCGGGGTCTTTGGCGAACGCGGCAAGGACGTCGGGGTTCGCTGCGAGGCTGGCAAAAATCCGATACTCGATCTGCGCCGCATCGGCCGACACCCACAGTTTTCCCGGCTCTGGTATGAACAACTCGCGCACGAGAAATTCCCGCGTGCCGAGCTTCTTTTCCTGATTCTCCGGATGGTAAACCTGCTGAATGTTCTCGTCGGCCGCGCTGAACCGCCCGGTGATCGTCCCGTAGTCGTCGGCACGTAGCTGGTGGAGGTTGTAGCGAAGTCTCCCGTCCGGCCCGACGACCTTCGAGTATTTGTCGAGGAACTTCGAGAGCAGGCTGCTCAGCGCCCGCGTGCGCAGCACCAACGCGACGCCTGGGTGCTGGTCTTTCATCGGCAGGAGATACGCAGCCGCAAACGTAGGCCGGCCGTCGACTTCGTCGATCGGTGTCTGCAGACCCCACTTCGCAAACAGCCGCATCAGGTCTGGATGCGAGTCAGGGTTGACGGGGAAGCCGGCGAGGTCACGCAGAGCCTTGAGCCCTGCGTCGCGTTGCGCTCGAACATCGACGCACCACCGTTCGAGCTTCTCGATATCGAGTGGAGCCGCGTTCGCCTCCATCTCGACGACGACCTCGATCAGGGAATCTTCGAGCGCCAACACGCGCCCGAGGTCTTCCTTCTCGATCATCGGCCGCATCGCCAGGTCGAGTCGCCGTGTGAGCCGCACGTCCTGCTCGGCATACGGCCCAACCAGGGAACTGTGCGCCCTGGCCATCTGGCCTTTGTCGAAGGGCAGGTCGAGCTTTTGCTCGCCGAGGATTTCCTTGGCCAGTAGATCGAGTCCGCTCTTCCGGCGCCGCTCGTTGAGCAGGCATGCCTGGTGTTGGATGTCGCGGAGCCGCACGTTCATGTCCTGAAACGGGACGCCCCAATTTCTGGAGATGTGCGCGTCGAACTTCATCCAACTCCCGATGAGCGTCTTGTCGCGTAGCTCACGCGAGGCCCACCGTTGAACGGTGTGCTCGTCGAGGTTGCCGCCGCGGTGTCGAAACGGCAGGTAATACGCGCGGTCGTCGGGCGTGGCGATTGCGATCCCTACCGGCCTGTCGCTGGCGACGTTCGTGCCGGTGGTTTCGAAGTCCACCCACACTTCGTCATACCGCGACAGGTCCGGTAGGGTCTGCGGCGGGCGCCACTCGGTCTCTTCGTCGAGACCGTCAAGTTGAAAAAGAGTTGGCTGATTAGGCCGCGCGCGAAGCATTGCCAGCGCCACCCAAATGTGATTGGGTTGACGCTGGGCGCGATGCCCCGTTCTTCAAATACGCACGGATCAACTGTCGGATCAAATGGCTTGTCGAGATCATTTGTTCGTCGGCGCGCTGTTCGAGTTCGCGCTTGACGTCAGACGGCAGCACAAAGTTGATGTGCTGCTTGCTGATATTACGCCGCAGCCTTTTGTTCGCCATAATGGAGGCCCTCGAAGCCGCTGGGTCGGCTTCCGATGAATTGCTCAACGGTCGACAGCACTCGCGATCGGAATACGTCGACCTGTCCTTCGGGATTTACGATGACTGCATCCCAGCGATGGTCATCGGCAAGCGCGATCTCGCTGATGTGATTCGGATCGCGGTCGGCCGGAACGAACAGGTTACCTACAGCATCGCGCCGCTCCACTTTGATGGCCAAGCCGTTCATGGCCTTGACTAGGTCCATCTCGTTGGGGAAGCGGAGATCCGTGATGAGAGCGATCCTCGGTTGCCGTTCGGCGATGGTCCAATACAGGGCTCGGAGCCAAATGTCAGGATCGATGGACCGCATCGCCACACCAACCTTCTGCAGGAGATCCGCATCCTTGGCCCGCATTCCCCATTGCACTCGACACACGGCCTTGAGCGCATCGGCAAACCCAAACCGCTGTGCGTAGGGGAACGCTTGGGCGACAACCCCAGCAGCGAAATCCTTGCCATGCCTCGCTCGATGTCCAAACGCGATCACCTTCGTATTCGAAAGCTCATGAAACGACACTGGTTGTCACCTCCGAGTGGCGATTTTTAGACGTGACTCGTTTTGCGACAGGCGTTTATCAACCTTGAAATCCCTGCGCTTCTTCGGTGGCGCCATGAGTTTCAGCACGGAAGGCTTCGGGCGCCAACGGCGATCTGGGCGCTCACGCGCGATTCCTTCGCGAGTGAATTGCCACAGGTTGAACTGAATCTGCTTATCCCGGTCCCGTTGCTTCGTGTAATACGGGTGGTTCTCTAGCACTGTCCCGACGATCTTCGGCAGGTCGGCGCGTTTCAATTGCCGCAATGCCTCGTAAACCGCCTGCCGAATCGTAATCCGATGACGTTTGTGCCAGCCGAACTTGGGCGCCGGCCGGCCGGTCAATAACTCGTAGACCCTCGCGCGTGTCATGGCCCTCCGCTTTCCTCAAGAACGACCCTAGCTCTACTTTTTATCAATGTCGAGTCAAAATTTAAATTCCCTCAAAACGCGCGAATGACGCCCATATTTATTGAGTGATTCGCGTGACAGCGTGATCGCATCGTCTTAAAACGCTGGACCAGCCTTGGCGGAGGACCGTAAGGTCGCTGCTAGGTTATGCGGACCAACTACCAAGCGTTCCCGCCCGCAACGGCGACCAGGGGCGAAGCCTCGGCATGACGTCGGTCACGTTGCTCCACGGCGATACCCTACACCTTCTGACCGAAGTCGTCGACGGTGGCAAGCACCGGCGGCCAACCGTGCTCCGCACCCCGAGCGGCAAGATCCTCAAAGCGGACGCGTGCATCACCGACCCACCCTACAACATCGATCTCGGTGGCGACCGCGGGTGGGATAGCTTTCAAAAAGACAAGCTCTCCCTACCGGACGAGGACTTCCGCGATTGGCTGGCGCAGTGGACCTATCCGCTCCAATCGGAAGTGCTCCAGCCAGGGGCGCTCATCGCGGCCTTCAACGGCGCACGCACTGTCCACGCCCTGATGTTCGCGCTGCAGCGCACGAACTACGAACTCATCGACGTGGCCCTGTGGCTCTACGCAACTGGCCAGGTCAAACACAAGCACATTCTCAAGCCGGCGTATGAACCGATCGTCATTGCCCGAAAGAAGACCGCCGAAGACCTGACGAAACTCTTCAAACGCACCGGCCGTGGATTCCTTCACGCGCAGGACCTGAAGGAGGAAACCGGCAAGCACCCGCTCAACGTTGAGATTGCCGACCCTGAACTCGTCGACGAGAACGAAGACATCCGCGGAATGGCGAAGTTCCTCTACGTCGCCAAACCCTCGGCCAACGAGCGGGACTACGGTTGCGACAACCTGCCGCTCCGCCGGAAAGAAGGCGGTATCAGCGGGAACGCCCTGATCAAGCGCGACGAACTTCGCGAGCGTGTGCGCCGCGAGCACCCTGACTGGACCGACGCGCAAATCAAGGCGGAGATGGACGACATCCTCTCGGGCGCGCTCGCTCGCAACATTCACCCCACAGTCAAGCCGATCGAGTTGATGCGACGGCTCGTGCGGTTGCTCACGAAGCCAGGGGCGACCGTGATCGATCCGTTCATGGGCTCGGGTTCAACCGGGATCGCCTGCGTCTTGGAGGGCCGCTCGTTTATCGGGATTGAACGTGAGACCGACTTCTTCGAAATCGCGAGTCATCGCATCGCCAAGGCGCTGCGTGAAACAGGCGACGAGGACCAAGCTATGCGCCTTCTGTCGAACGCGACCCTGTCGCGAGAGGCGGCATAGGTTCTGTTCGTCAGGTTGCTTCTATGAATCACGACGTGTTGCTCGTCGACGCACAGTTGCCCCAACGATTCGCGACATCGCGTGGGCAGCAGGTATTTGGGAAGGCGAGGGAATGTGCGCGACACGCGCGCATCACGGACGGTCTGGCAGCTTCAGCATCTCGGTGGGTCAAGCGGATCGGTGGTTGCCTGCGAGGTTCGTCGCTCTCTTCGGGGGAACGCTACCAGAACCCAAGCGATCGAAAGGGCGAAAACCGTTCTGGATTTGGTCGGCCTACGGCCCTCGCGCGACGGGTATCGCACTCACTTTCTATTCGTTTCTTTCACCGAGACGACGAGCACAACTGCGTCGCCTCATGTCCGCCAAGGTGGTTCAACGAAAGGCGGCGTAATCCAATCCGCTGGCGCCTCATCGTCGCCATCAGTCTGGCGTTCTGGATCTTCTACACCGGCGGTTGGCAGGCCCACCAACCGTGCAACCCGCGGCTGCCTTCGACTTGCGAGGACTAGGGATGAAGCGAGGACTCGGATCGCCGAACTACAACCCCGAACGAGCTAAGCAGGTGCGTCAGATGGGGAACCGCGCACAGCGCAGCCAGAACAAGCACCCGCGATGGACGGCTGGTCCCGAGGGCACCGCGACCGTCGCCGGCCAAAAGGGTGGTGACAAACGGTGGCAACGCCAGCAGACGGACGAACAGCAGATTGCTGCGTGATGCCCGAGACACGGCAACCGGTCATGACGTTGATGTTCGACGCTCGCATTCACGACATGGCCACGCAACTCAGGCTGATGGAACCGGGAGAGTTGGATCGCGAGGGGCTCAAGGTCCTTTACGCGGAAACGAGACGGCTCCTGCAGCTACCCGATCGCGACGAGGAGACAACGGCATGAAGGTCGACACGAAGAAGCTGATCGTTTACTTGCCCGACACGCGCGGCACCACGATCAGCCGGTTCGGCAGCGGCAACATGAAGATCGGGCCGAACGTTTACACCTACTCGCGGTATCCAGGGCTGCCAACCGAACCGGCGCTCGGCTTCGAGGGCCACTACTTCATGGATCGGGAGTCGTGGCTGCGTTCGGAATACGTCACGCCCGGTTACGAGGGCACGTGCCCCGGTGCCACCGACGAGTGCCGGAGGGTCTGCTACGCGGCGCGACCGGTGGCCGAAGGCGGTCCGGTCAACCAGATGTGGTGGTTGAACTCGCGCACCGAGGACGTGCCGACCGAGCTTCCCGAAGGCTGCCGGCTGCTTCGGCTACACATCTCCGGCGACTTCACTAGCGAGCAATACATCGACGGGTGGACGTCGTTGCTTTCCCGCCACCCACACGTGACGGTGTGGGCCTATACGCGCTCATGGCGCGTGCCCGCCTTGCTTCCCGCCCTTGAGCGCCTCCGGGCGCTGCCCAACGTGCAGCTCTTCGCGTCGATGGACAGGTCGACCGAAGAGCTGCCTCCCTCCGGTTGGCGACGGGCGTGGATCGAAGGCGACGAGCGAGCTGAGGCCGCGCCGATCGGCCAGGTGAGCCTCGAAGGCAAGGCGCGGACCTATCGCACGGTCGACGGCGCTACCACTTTCGTGTGCCCAGAAGAAACCGGACACCAACCCAACTGCGAGTCCTGCGGCTATTGCCTTCGCGGGAAGCGCGGGGACGTGACCTTCCTCCTGCACTGAGGACGACATGAGGACATGTATCACAAGCGGCGTTCGAGAATCGGACGGACGCTCCCTGACGAACGGATCGCGGCGTAGCGAGGGCGAGACTCGGGCTTCGGTGCTCCGCAACCTGCTCGCCAAGGCCGAGGCGAAACAGCCGACCACCCTGTTCCGCCGCGCCTGGACGCGCCTCACCGGCGAAACGGCATGAACGAAGTCCGCACCGACGCCGGGCTCATCGTGCCGGCATCCGCCGTCGCGAAAACCCAGCGCGTCCTGCCGAAGGACACGCTCAAACGGGTCAGTAGATTCGTCCGCGAGATGCAGGCAGAGGGCATCCAGATCCTTCTTGGTTGCCAGCATTGCAAAACCCCGCTCGATCTCGCCTTGGTCGATCAACTCGACGAGAAGCGACCCGGCGGTCGCCCGGTGTTCACGTGCAAGTGCAGCGAACGGGTAGTGCGGTGACCCGACGCCAAGCCTGGCTCGCCGTGATCGGGTTGCTGCTGACGACCCGCCGCGTGGCACACGCCGCGGAGCCAGGGGTGCTGACGATCGATCTCACCCAGTGGAAGCACGTAGTCGTCAAGCACGGCGCCAACCAGATCACCGTCAGCCCTCAAACGATCTTCAACGCGCTCAAGGAGACCAAGTGACCGGGACCATTCAGAGCCTCGACACGCGTGGATTCGGGTTCATCAACGGCGACGACGGTGTGCGCCGATTCTTCCCCGCGAAGGAAGTCCGCGGGATCGCGTTCGACAAGCTGACGGTCGGCCTGCGCGTCAGCTACAAGCCGGTAGCACACCCGTTCAAGGGGCCGAGAGCGTTCACCGTTGAGTTGCTACCACTTGGCAACGCGAAGGCGGCAGCGTGAACCATCCGCTGTTGACCATTGCGCAGCGGCTTCGCATTACGCGACCGCTGGTCTGCGTCGACTTGGAAACCACCGGCACGGTGCCGGGGGTCGACCGGGCGATCCAAATCGGAATCGTGAAGGCGTATCCGGAAGTCGACGGGAACAACGAGTGCCCCGGTGGCTGCGTGAACGAGTGGACCACGTTCATCGATCCGCAGTTGGCGATCCCGGCGGAAGCGACGCTGAAGCACAAGATCACGAACGAGATGGTGGCGGGCGCGCCCACGTTCGCGAGTCTCGCCGGCAAGCTCGCGGTCGGTCTTTCGGGCTGCGACTTCGTCGGGCAGAATGTGAAATTCGATCTGCGGTTTCTGGAGGCTGAATTTGCCCGCGTTGGTCGCCAGTGGTCCTACGCTGAGGCCAAGATTATCGACACAAAGCGGATCGACGAGGTTCTGTTCCCGCGCACCCTCGAAGCCCTGGTCGAGAAGTATCTCCGCGAGCAGATCACCGACGCCCACGACGCGATGTCGGACGTGCGCTGGACGATTCGAGTCCTCGCGCACATGCTCGACGCCTACCCGAACCTGCCGCAGACGGTCGACGGGCTCCACGAGATGTTGTTCCCGCGCGACCCGAGCTGGGTCGACGCATCCGGAAAGATCGTCTGGCGCAACCAAGAGGCGTGCTTCGGCTTCGGCAAGTGGAACGGCATCCCGCTGAAGAACGTGCCGAAGGACTACCTGACCTGGATACAGGGGCAGGACTTCCAGGACGACGTGAAGCAGATCGTCCGCGACGCGCTTCAGAACAGATTCCCGATTCGCGCCATTGCGGAAGCCGAACAGGAGGCCGCGTGACCCCGAAGCATCTCGAAGCCTTGATCAAAGGGCTGAAGGACACCGACCCGATCGATCTCACGAAGCACGGGTTCTTCCCAATCGGATCGCGCGTGCGCGTGATGCCAGGGGTGACCGGCCAAGCCATCCGCCACGACGAAGACGGCGACACGGTCGTGCGTTGCCGCGTTCGTCAGGTGCGCCACACGCTTCGAATGGCGGCAACGTCGCCCTCGACCAAGGACCACGTGTGGTCGGTCTCCGCACGCCGTGAGGTTCTCAAGTGGCGATAGACGCCAACACGATACTCCAGGCCAGCCACCTGATGGGCTTCGTCGTCGACGCCGAGCGCCACCTAGTCAGGTTTTCCTGCCTGTTCTGCGGCGGCACGACCGAACCGCTCGAAGTCGGGAAGCCGCTGCCAGCGTCGTTCACCGGTGTGCCGCACGTCACCAGTTGCCTGGTGATCGCCGAACACCGCGGCACCAACGGGAAGGCCGCATGAGCGTCGCCACCACACGACCGCTCGTCGAGATCGATTGGTCGCGGTGCGTCCTGCCGCCGTTCGAACACCAGAAGGTCGGTATCCGCGAACTGCTCAAGTGGAACGACCCCGCGAAAGGCCGGGTTCTGCCGGGGGTGTTCGCGCTGTTCGACGAGCCGGGTGCCGGCAAGACGAAGCAGATCGTCGACACGGCGTGCTTCCTGGCGGATGCGGGCGAGATCGATACCGTCCTGATCGTCACGCCGGCTTCAGTGCGCGCGGTGTGGGCGAGTGACTTCGGCGAGATCCAGAAGCACGCCTGGTTCCCGCGCACGGTCGTGGAATTTCACGCCAAGACCCCGAGGTTGCCCTTCGCCAAAGGCCGCCTGAATTGGGTGGTGACGAACTTCGATTTCATCCGCTCGGGCGATCGGTTGCTCGAACTGATCGACCAGCTTCGCGGGCGCCGCATCTGGGGCGTCGTTGACGAGTCGATTCGCATCAAGAGTCACAAGGCCGCGCAGACGAAGGCGGTGCTCAAGCTCGCCCCACTCTGTGTGCGCCGCAGCATCTTGAATGGGACGCCGGTCGGCAACAACCCGCTCGACCTGTGGGCGCAGTTCCAGTTTCTCGACCCACGCATCATCGGCGCGAAGAACTTCTTTCACTTCCGCGCCGCCTACGCCGTGATGGGCGGCTACATGAACAAACAGGTGATCGGCTGGCAGCGTCTCGAAGAACTGCAAGCCAAGATTGCGCCGTATGTGCTGCGCCGGCTGAAGGAAGACTGCCTCGACCTTCCCGAGAAGACCTACACCATCCGCGAAGCGCGCATGACGCCCGCGACGTGGAAGGTCTACAAGGCAATGCGCGACGAATGCGTCGCCTACCTCGGCGAAGGTCCCGGTCAGCGCGTGAGCGTCGCACCTCAAGCGGTCGTGCGGTTGCTGCGCCTGTCGCAGATCACCGCTGGGTTCCTTGGCGGTATCGAGCCGGTGCAAGACGACCGCGGCGATCTCTTCACGGTGCCGCTCGGCGATCCGTCGGTGCCGAAGGAAATCGGCCGCGAGAAGCTCGACGTCCTGCTTGAACAGATCGAGGACCGGCTCGAAACCGACGAGCCCAACGTTCGCATCGTCGTCTGGTGCCGCTACCGCGCCGAACTAGAACGCGCCGTGAAGGCGGTCGCCGAGCGGTGGCCGCACGTCTCGATTGGTCGCATTCAGGGCGGCCAGAAGGAAGGCGAGCGCCGGGCAATGATCGCGGAATTTCAGGCGAATGGTGACTACCCGATGGTCATGTTCGCCAATCCGCAAGCTGGCGGCCTTGGCCTCACGTTGACGGCCGCTCACCACGTCATCTATTCGAGCAACGACTACTCCCTGACCACGCGGCTGCAGTCCGAGGACCGCGTCCACCGGCCAGGGCAACGACACACCGTGCTTTACACCGACGTGATCGCGACCGGGCCGGAAGGCCAGCGAACGATCGACCACGTGATTCTCAACGCTCTCAGGAAGAAGCAAGACCTCGCGCGATGGACAACGGACGTATGGCGACGGGAACTCGCCGCGTAAAGACCAGGGGCACACGATACCGACCAAATCAAGCTGACGAGAGCTCTGAGAGAAGAATTCGATGCACATATTCAACCCGCCCAACGAGCACGGATGTAGAACGTTCCGTGCGGACGGCCGCCGCCATATGAGCGTCGAGATTTACGGCCGCGCGGACAGGGGGATGTGTCACGTCCGCCGTTTGGCCTACGCCTTCGCGCACCAGCATGACCGAGGTTCCGCGGGTCACGTTGCCGCTGACGAGGAAGTCACGAACACCTGCGGCACGGTGGGCAACAACGAAACCGGCGACGGCATGTGCGTCGCACCCGAACACCTGATCAAAGGCAAACACGAGGACCGCGTGGTGTATGCGCGCGAGCGTCGTCACCTCAAGAGAGCCACGGCGGCGATGACCAGGTCGGAGGCCGCGTGAAGCACGGCGACGAGAACTTCATCACGACGATCACCGGTCGGAAGTTCTGGCCTCTCGACCCGCGGCCAGAGGACATCTGCATCGAGGACATCGCTCACGCCCTAGCTCACATATGCAGGTTCAACGGGCACGTCCGCCGGTTCTATAGCGTCGCGCAGCACTGCGTCATGGTCAGCCGATTCGTTCGACCACCGGCCTCCCTCCGAGCGCACGGTGAGGCGCTGGATCGCTTGGAGCGGATCTACGCACTCGAAGGGTTGGTCCACGACACGCCCGAAGCCTATCTGGGAGACATGACCGGCCCGGTGAAGCACGCAGCCGAAATGAGGCTCTATCGATCGGCCGACGACACGTTGCTTCGGGTCATCCGTGAATCGTTTGGACTGACTGGGGCACAGCCGCCCGAGGTGAAACAGATCGACCACCTCATTCTGCAGGACGAGGCGCGTGAACTTACGCCCAACCTCGCGCGCCCATCAGCGTTGCGCGGACCGGGGCTCGGGATTCAGATTCATCCGGTTGATCCCGATGAAGCGAAGCACATGTTCATCCAGCGGTTCTATCAACTCCACGGCGTGAAGGAGGGCGCCGCCGCATGAAGAACGCCACACCGGAACAGATCGCCGCTGCGTTCACGGAATGGGATCGTCGCTACCGTGAACACCCGGAGGAGTTTGAGAACGAGGCAGTCCGGCTGCTGAAGGGCACGCCCGAAACCTACGGGGAGGCCGCCGCTCCGTATTTCCTCTCGATCCTCGACGAAATCAAGGGGAAGGCGCAGGAGGCAGCGTAGTGGGAAAGTGGACTCACCTCCGGGGCACCTTGCCGAAGCTCCCTGTCGAAATCAAATACGAGGATGGCGCCAAGTATCAGGAGAAGGTCGACGCCGTCAAAGCTGAACTCGTCGGCAAGGGCCTACAGGAACTGGCGGAAGCCTACAACGCCCTGTGCGACCAGGAAGAAGAAATCAAGGCCGCGCTCGCCGAGATCAATGTGCAATTCGCGGCGATCGAGGAACTCTTGGTCACCCAGATGGAGGACCAGGGTCTCTCCAACTTCAAGCTCGCCAGCGGCGGCCAATTCATCCTCAAGGACGAACCGCACACCAGCGTCAAGGACAAGGCCGCGTGCCGCGAGTGGTTCGAAAAGCAGGGCCTGAAAGAAATCCTCGCTCCACCGTGGTCGACGCTCAACGCGATGGTGAAGGGCATCCTCGAAGACCCAATCGATCCCGCGACCGGACAGCCCAGGCCGATGCCCGAGGGCATCGACATCTTCATGAAGACCACCGTCCAGCGGAGGAAGAAGTAGGTGGTCTACCTGCTCCACTTTGATCGGCCGTATCGGCACGTCCGCCACTACATGGGTATGCCAAGGACGTCGACCGGCGCGTGGCCGAGCACCGTCAAGGGCACGCGAGCAAGCTGACGGCAGCCGTGGTGGCAGCGGGGATCGAGTTTCGTGTCGCTCGGACATGGCAAGGTGACCGTTCGGAAGAACGGCGCCTGAAGGGTAAACGCAGCAAGAGGGTGGCGCTGCGTTGCCCGATCTGTCACCCACCCAAGCGGGCGGCTCGCCCGATCGCGGCACAGGAGGCCGCTTAGCGCATGAAGGAAGAAACCGCACTCACCACCGTCACGCCCGGCGGAGCGCTCGCGCTCCCCGACTGGATGAAGCAGGACCAGGAGGCCCTGGCGCTCAACACGCAATTCGATCAGTCGGAGATTCGGCTGCCACAGTTGAAGCTGTGCCAGTCGATGACGCCGCAGCGCAAGCGCAACGACCCAAACTACATCGAAGGGCTCGCCGAGGGCGACTTCTTCAACGACGCCAGTGGCTACATCTACGGCACCGGCCCGTTGCGCTTCACGATGTTGAAATATTGGGTCAATTACATCGTGTTCAAGCCGATCGACCAGGGCGGCGGCATCGTGTGCCGCGGCATCGTGGGATCCGATGGCGTCGTGCGCGACGAGGAAGGCCTGCCGCTCCGCACGACCTTCGGACCGAAGGGCGAGAAGCCCGAAGTCACGAAGTTCATGAACTACCTCTTCTACCTGCCGGACACGAAGGAGATCGTCTGGTTCAGTGCGAAGAGCACGTTCCTGAAGACCATGCGAGGCTTTAACAGCTCGCTCCGCGCCATGTCGGGGATCGCCGACTTCGCCAAGGTGTTCACGCTGTCGAGCATCGCAACGAAGAACGCGGCCGGCCAGGAATTCTACATCCCGGTCATCCCGCGACTGCCCATCGGCATCATCACCAACCAGGTGCTCTACGGTGAACTGAAGCAGACGGCGCTCGATCTCCGCGACAAGACCATCGATACGTCGGCTGCTGAAACGGCCGAAGATGAAACCGACGGTGCCGAGAACGTCCCGTTCTAGTTCGTTCCCCGTTGAGTGCAACCCGGCGAGGCGCCGCAAGGTGTCTCGCCGGGAGTGTGTGGAGGAAGAAGGAAAAGCCTAGATCCCTCGAACCCGCTCATGCTCGAAACCCTGAAAGCCAAACGCCGCTGGGTTTGCTACCGGCTCGTCGGCGACAAAAAAGTCCCTTACCAACCGCGGATCCCCCTGCTCGAAGCCAAGGTCAACGACGAATCGTCGTGGGGCACACACGACGAAGCGGTCGCCATGATCGCGGCCGGCCACGTCGACGGGAAAGGCTACGTCCTGGGCGATGGCGAGGCGGGGATCGATATCGACGACTGCCGCAACCCGGACACGGGTGAACTGACCGCCGAAGCGAAGCGCATCATTCAGGAAACGAACAGCTACACCGAGATTTCCCCGTCGAAGTGTGGCATCAAGATTTTTGTTAAAGCGTGGCTCGGGAAGAACCACGCACGCAAGGGCCTCGAAATCTACGGCCACCATCGCTATTTCACAGTCACGGAAGACCACGTTGAGGGCACGCCCGCGGACGTGGAGGCTCGGGCGTCGGAGTTGGAAGCCCTAATCGCGCGGGAGTTTGACTTCGACTCCGCCGACGATCCCGACGCACCAGACGAGGAAACAGCCGGCGAAAACGCTCCCACCGAGGAATCCTTCGACGACCAGGGCGAGATCACCGCAAACCGCAACGTCACGCTCACGCGGATCGGTGGTTCGTTGCGCCGCATCGGCCTCGACGATGACGAGCTGCTCGCGGCCCTGATCGCGATCGATCAGAAGCGGTGCAAGCCGCCGCTCGGCAAACAGGAAGTCAGCGTCATTGCTCGATCGATCGGGAAGTATCCGCCCTCCAAAGCCGAACGCGCGGTCGACTGGATGAACGACCGCCATATGGTGGTATTCGAGGCCGGCAAGACGATTATCTTCACCGAGCGCAAGGAAGACCTGCTCGATCGCTTCGTCTACGACCGATCGTCGGCCGAGGACATCCGGTTGCTCTACCGCAACCGTAAGGTCGAACTCAAGGTCGGGAAGAAGAAGGTCGTCAAAACCCTCGGCGACTTCTGGCTCGATCACCCTGGCCGCAAGCAATACAGCGGCGTGATCTTCGATCCCGAGAACAGGGTCAACGACTCGACGAAGTTGAACCTCTGGCGCGGGTTTACCGTGGACCCGAAGCTGGGGGACTGGACGCTGTTCCGCGAGCACCTGCTGCACGTGATCTGCCGAGGTGATCAACCGGTATATGACTTCGTCATACGCTGGTTGGCTCGCCTTTTCCAGAAGCCTGGAAGACCGGCGGAGACCGGCATCGCGCTCCGCGGCCGTCAGGGCACCGGCAAGGGCATCGTCGGCCGCGTCATCGGGTCCATCTTCGGCCAGCACTACCTGCACGTCACGCACGCCCACCACTTGGTCGGGCACTTCAACTCGCATCTGCAAGATGCGGTGTTCGTCTTTGCCGACGAGGCCGTGGCACCGCAGGACAAGGCCGCGGTGTCGGCACTCAAGACCCTGGTGTCGGAACCGAACGTCACGATCGAGCGCAAGGGGAAGGATGCCTTTACGGTTCGCAACGTGATCCACCTATTCATGGCGTCCAACCACGACTGGGTGCTGCCGGCCGAACTCGACGAACGTCGGTGGACCATGCTCGACGTCGATCCATCGCACGCGAATGACCATCACTACTTTGCCGCCCTTCTGAAACAGATGAAGGAAGGTGGCCGCGAGGCGATGCTGCACGATCTGCTCGCACTCGATATCAGCAACTGGAACCACCGCCAGATCCCACATACGAAGGCGCTGCTCGAACAGAAGCAGGCCACGATGTCGCCGCTGCACAAGTGGTGGTTCAGCAAGATTGACGACGGCGCCTTGATCAACGGTGCCTGGCCCAGCGAGATCCCCAAAGAGACGGTCTACAACGACTGCATCGAGACTCTCGAAAAGATGGGCGTCACACGACGTCCCGGCGAATCGGAATTCTGGTCCGCGCTCATGAAGTTCACACCCGAGTGGACTCGGTTCAGGAAACGGTCGGCCGGCAGGTTGGTCTACTTCACCACGGTGCCGTCGCTCGACGCGTGCCGCCAGAAGTGGGAAGAGACGATCAAAACGAAACATCGGTGGATGACCACGGCTGCCGACGCGGCCTTGGACAACGGCGGGCCAGGGGAAGAACCGCCTCACCCGGCAGAGGACGCGCCACCGCTCTTTTAGGGTGCGGATACGCCGATCAGCGTAACGAGGATCAGATGTCGATTGCCGAAATGTTGAAGCGCGTCGCCGAGGCACCGGGGGTAAAGGTGCAATTCCTCAACGAGTGCCTCGTGGGCGCGTCCGAACGGAAGAAGCCCTATCGCCACACCGAGCTTCGGATCGCCACCACGAACATCACGCCCACCGAGATCGCCATCGGCGATCCCCGCATGGTGTGCGCACTCGTGTGGGTGCCGATGGCGGAATACGAGAAAGCCACGAAGGAGTAGCTCACATGAAAGAGGTTCTCGCGTTCCTGCTGCTCATGGTGTTCTTCAGCAGCTACACCGGCTGCGGCGGTGGTGGCGGAATCAAGGTCACCGTCAACGGGCAGCCCTACTCGATCGCCTGGGGTCCAAAGCAGTGACCCGCGACGTCGCAATTGGGATCGCGTGCCGGCTGCAGGCGCTCGTCTCGCACACGAAGCAGGAATACCGTGATCCGAACGATTGCTTTTGCAAGACGCACGGAGACCCGTCGCTCTACCGCAACAGCCATCAGTCGTTGCGCTTCATCTTCTACGCGGTGCAAGAGAAGCTGCAACGCGAGGGCCTGACACCGGACGACGGCATCGTTCGGGAGATCGACGCCATGCTCGACGGGCGGTGCGAGGAACTATGAGCGAACGCATCTGCTCATCGTGCGGCGAACCATTCCCGTCGATCTGGGCAACCTTGCCGCACCTGTTCTTCATGCCCTGGCGGTGCCCCGTGCTTCGGGATTCGTTCCGCCAAGCCTACGACCTCCGCACGGCATTCGGGTGGCGCTACATCGTGTGGGTGCTCTACCTCGAATTGAGCGCGCGGTGGGGCTACAAGGTGCGCTGCTTCCATGACGGCTGCCGGCGCCGCGTGGAGTGGGACCCGATCGTTGGCGCCTATTGCGACGAGCATTGGCAGGGCGCCCCACCCGCCACGACGCTCGAAGAAGCGAAAGAGCTTTACACCAAGATCGTCGATGGGTTGGTGACCCGCGTGGTTCGGGATTCGGAGACCGTATGACTAATACAGCCACCGTTGAAACTCTCACCGCCGAAGTTCGCGTGCTCATGGTCGGTTCCCGACAGGTCACGGCATCAGTGTTCAAACAACTAGACGAGTGCCCTGTTGACTCTATGAATCCTATTTTCGGCAGGGTGAGATCCGATGGAGCACAGTGGATCATTGGTCGATCCGAACGCGACGGCACACTCGTTCGTTGCCATCAGGTTGGTGATTGGGAATATGAATACGGTGACCCTTACAAAGACAGAATCGACCTTGAAGGTCACCTCGTCTCCACGCCACGCCCGATGACGCGGGTTGATTTTGAAAGGCTCCCACTCATCGTATTAGTGGGTCTACGATGACGCGCGAGCACGTCTACAAACGATGCACGAAGGCCGACACCGGCCGTTGCGGTGGGTGCCGCGACGACGGCCTCGATTGCATGTATGAATCGCTGTCGATCTGTTCGGTGTGCGTCGGGATGGAAGGTTCGCTGCTGCCCGAGTGCCCTGGTCGGCAGTTAACCTTCGAGGAAGACCAGGCGAACTACCAGCACTATTGCACCGGCACCGGACCGTTCGCCTGCGCCACGCACGGACCCGCGCCGCACTCCATCTGTGAGCCGTGCCACGCCGAGCGCGGCACGTATGTCCCAATTCGAGAGCCGGAGGCCGTGTGAGCGTGTATTGGCGCTTCAAAAACGACGTCCCAGGGCCGTGGCGCTACGGCTGGATGACGCAGGTCGGTAGTGGCCTCGTTCGAATGGGCTGGTGGAACGGCGACACCACTCGCGGCCCGATCGTCGATCCCAATGAAATCGAAACGAGGCCGCACTCATGACAAGGAGGACCGATGTCGGATTCGATGCGAGAACCCGCTGAGAGCCTACGGATATCCATCGTCACGAGGTGCCCGGCGTGCCATCACCAGACGCTGTTCGTCGGGTCCGGCGGACATCTCACGTGTTCGTGGCTCCAGTGCCCCAACCCGAGCGTCGCTGAGGCGATCGAGCAACTCGAATCGCGGATTCGCGAGCTTGAAGGAGCACGCGACGCCTGTCAGGCTGAGAATTCCCGGCTGGCGACCGCCAAGCAGGCCGCCGAGCGGATCGTGACGTCCATCGCGACGATGCTCGGGCGGATGAACGTGCCGCCGCAGGACGTGCTGGAGGCCGAGATTCGTATCCTCAAGGCTCGCGCGAAGACGAACGGGTTTCGGGATTCGGAAAGCGAGGGGTAGGGTCTCGGGTGGTCAGGTTTCGAACGTCGAGATTCGGACGGTTGATTGAAAGGGAGTAGGGTGGACCTGGCGCTAAGCCATTGTTCCCGAGTCAGGGTTGGGCAAGGGGTAGGTAGGAACAGCGATGGGATCGCTTTCACCCTTGATCTTATTGGGTTGTTCCCACTGTTCCCACTGATCCTATCTATCTAAGAGCGGGGAAAAGAGCACCTACGGAGCAGCAGCCCCTTGGCCGGCGCTTGCGGCCGGCGCAAGTTACCCTCGAAAGACGGGATCGATAGGAACAGGATACCTAACCATCTAGTAACAAAGGACTTAACCTGTTCCCCCTCCACTAGAACACGGACGCGAACAGGGTAGAACAGGGGATCGGATCACCCGTTCCCGGCCCCGTTAGTCGCGGGCAAGCGGCGAAGAAACCGAGCCCCGGACCTCAGTAAAAGTGATTACTAAGTAATCAGTGGTTGAAGGGCGCGGCCTATCAAGCCGATGGCTTTGGCCTTTAATCTATCGAGGCGTCAATCACTTACGCGGAGACTCAGGTCGTTTTGTTCAGTGAATTGTTCACCTACCTGCCCCCTTTCGGCGCCAGCCGCTCTTCAAGACCGACAGTGGACCGGGGGTAGTTTCATTTTTCTGCACGCCCTCGCGCGGGTATTGCTCAGCCCACGGAAATTTTCCCGATGTAGGCACGGCAATAACCTCTGCTTGAACAACGAATTACGACCCGCTAGGGTCGAGCCTTATGCCCCGCTGGGCTTTGTTCCCTGGCCCCCACGCTTCGAATCTCGAACCCCGAAGGCCGTCCCCTTGCCCTTCGTTCCCTCTTGCCACGGAGGCCGCGTGAACGAACCGAAGGCCGAAGCGACGCCGAAACCCAAGCGCCCTCCGAAGCCGAAACCCGAGTGCCGGGCTGATTGCGTCATCAAGTTGCCCACGTGCCGGCCGGATTGCCTCGGTCATGTGATGCAGCGGAAGCCGGGGCAAATCGGTTACGCGGTCGAAAAAGCCGAAGCCCTCCATGCATGGAAGGCGCGGCAGCAACCCAAGCGTCCGGCGAAGCCGCGTAACCACAATCCGACCGATGGTCGGTTCCTTCCAGGCGGACTCGATGCCGATCGAGACGTCGCCGAATTTTGTGGAAAGACTCCGCTGGAAGTGCTCCGGCAATACTTTCCGCATCTCGCCGGGGAGAGCCGAGCGGCGTGGCACGTCTTCCTGAAGGCGGCCTTCAACGAGCCGCTCGACGATGCCGAGCGCGCGATCTACGAGTCCTGCACCGGACGAACTTCGGAATTCGAAGAAGCCGTTCGGGAGATCTGGCTGATTTGCGGTCGCCGCGCCGGCAAGTCGGAGATCGTGGCGTTCCTCGCGGTCTACCTCGCGTGCTTCCGAAAATACACGCGCTCGCGCGGGGAAAAGATCATCGGCATGGTGCTCGCGGCCGACCGCGAACAGGCCGGCGTGATCATGAACTACATCTCTGAGATGTTGCACTCCCATAAGCGTCTCGAAGCCCTGATCGCGCGGCGCGGGTCGCAGTTCCGCGAGACGCAGAAGTCCATCACGCTGACGACGGGGATCACCATTCGGGTGAACACGTCGAATTATCGCCGGGTCCGCGGCTACACGATCGCGTTCGTGCTCTGCGACGAGATCGCCTTTTGGGAAACGGAGGACGCGGCCAACCCTGACCACGAAGTGCTGAAAGCGCTCCGGCCGGCGCTCGGCACCACGCGCGGGATGCTCATCTGCCTGAGCTCTCCGTATTGGGAAAAGGGCGAGCTGTATAAAGCGCACCAGCGCCACTACGGTCGGAACGACAGCAAGGTGCTCGCCTGGAAGGCACCAACGCGGGTCATGAATCCGACGTTCCCCCAGGAGGATGTCGACGCGGCGTATGAGGAGGATTTCGCCGCGGCGGATGCGGAGTATGGCGCGAACTTCAGGAGTGATGTCCAGGCGCTGTTTGATTCGAAGGTGATCGCAGAGGTGCTCTCCGATGAAGCGGAGAGGCCGCCGAAGCCCGGCGTCACCTATCGGGCGTTCGTAGACCCTGCTGGCGGCAGCGGACAGGACTCGATGACGCTCGCCATCGCGCACACCGAAGGGGACGTCGAGGTGTTGGATTGCGTGCGCGAACGGAAGCCGCCGTTTAACCCGGATGACACAACGAAAGAGTTTGCCGAGGTGATCAAGTCGTATCGCGTGAGCACCGTGAAGGGTGACCGCTACGCGGGTGAATGGCCGCGCGAGCGGTTCCGTGCGTATCAAATCGAATACGAAGTGAGTGACCGCACGAAGAACGAAATCTATAAAGCGGTGCTGCCGCTCGTGAACGGGAGGCGCGTCGACATGGTCATGAACAAACGCATGGTGGTGCAGATGCAGAGTCTCGAGAGGCGAACCGGGCGTGGCGGCAAGGACATCATCGATCACCCGAAGAATGGTCACGACGACATCATCAACGCTGCGGCTGGAGCCCTGGTCAGCGGCTCGACCGGCGTGCAATACCGTGTGCGGTGCGTAGGTGCCGAGGACGACAAGCGCGCCGATGGCCGGGCAACGGAGGTCGAACTGCGAAGCGCGGCATAAGGGACTTGACTCCTTCGTGTTTCATGGCAGGGTGCTCTCATGAAGGCGAAGCCGGCACACTTGAGCGGCGTTCACAAATAACCGAGAAGCCCCGAGACCACAGAGCTTCGCCTTCGTCCTTACCCCCATGCCGGCCCATTACGAATCGTTCCTCGTCCGGCTGATCGATGGGCATTTGTTCTTACAACGAAAGTCGAACCACTACCTCGTATGGCTCGGGCAGCGGGAACACGTCGAAGCCCTCGACGACGAAGGGTTGGCACTTCTGGTGCAATATCGCTTGGCGTTCGACGCGGAGTGTTGCAAGACGGTGTCGTAACCCGCTGGCGTTGCCCGAGGTGCCGCACCTGGGTGACGGAACGAATCGGCAAAACCTGCGCTGCATGCCAGGGCAATAACAAACCCTCGACAACCGACTCCTTGATCCGTAGGGTGGACCCCGAATGATCGAACGCACCCACCTTGTGCGATGCGTCAGTTGCGGAGGGACTCGCCATGCGGTAATCGGCAGCGATCCGGGTCCGTGCGGTCGGTGCGGCGGCAAGATGGAGGCGACGAAAGCTGTCGTGCCGTCCGCACGGAAACACTTCATCGACGAAGCCAGGGAGCGGGTGGACTAAATGCGCTGGCCCTTCTCACGTAAAGCGAACCCCGTCTCTCGCGTCATCGTGCTCGGCTTGAACGTCACCGGGCCGGTGCATCACGACAATTACGAACGCCTCGCCAACGACGGCTATAAGCGCAACCCGACTGTCTACGCATGCGTGAGCACGATCGCTCAGGCGTGTGCCACGGTGCCGTGGGTGCTGTATGAATTCGGCCGCACGAGCAACTCGAAGGCGCGTCGGATCATGTCGCTGTCGACGCATCAGAAGTCGTTTGTGAAAAGCGCCGATGGTGTGCGCTACCCGTTCCTCCGCAAAGCCCTCGCACAAACTGAAGTCACTGATCATCCTCTGTTGAAGCTGCTGGAACGTCCGAACGATTCGCAGGCGCAGGGCGACTACATCGAGCAGTTGATTTCCTACTGGCTGATCTCGGGCAATGCGTATGAGAAGTTCCTCGCGCCTGAAAGTGGACCGAACCGCGGGCGGCCGATCGAGATCTGGAACCTGCGACCGGACCGCACGGAGGTGCTGCCGTCCGACAACCCCGCGATCGGCATCGTCGGCGGCTACCAATACACCGTCAACGGTCGTAAGGAGAAGCCGTTCGAACCGACGTCGGTCATTCATCATAAGTTCTTCAACCCGACCGACGACTTCTACGGGATGTCGCCACTGCAAGCATCGGTGCGCGCCTGGCAGACGGAGAACCTCGGCTCGGATTGGAATTACGCGCTGCTGAACAACGCCGGCCGAACGTCGGGTGCCCTGGTGGCGCCGACGACGGTGGCCGACGACGTCTACGATCGGCTGAAGGCGGAAATTCGGGAAAGCTACATGGGCGCGAAGAACGCTGGCACGCCCATGTTCCTCGAAGGCGGTATCAAGTGGGAGCCGATGGGCCTCACGCCGATGGAGTTGGACTTCCTCGCCGGCATGAGGGACGCGGCCATCCGGATCTGCCGCGTCTATCACCTTGCACCCGAGATCATCGGCGTGCCCGACGCCAAGACCTACAACTCCTTGGCTGAGGCGCGCAAGGCGATGTGGCAGGAAGCCAACCTGCCGCTGCTCGACCGGCTGCGCGACAGCTACAACCAGCGACTCGCACCGCTCTTCGGCGATCGGATCTTCGTCGATTATGATCGCGACCAGATCGACGCCCTGCAGGAAGACCGCGCCAAGGTCTTCGACATGTTTAACCGCACGCGGTTCCTCTCGACGAACGAGAAACGTGTGGGCACCGGATTCGAAACGATCGCCGATCCGCTCGCCGATGTGCCCGAGTCGATCTTGAACCCGACACCCGGTGCAACCGGGCAGCCGGGGTTCCCATCCGGCACGGTGACGTCGCTGCGGTCGTTCGCCGACATGGTGCGGAAGGCCGTCGAGGATTCCAAGGAGTGGACACCGGAACAGAAGGCAGCGGCCCTGGCAACGCTCGACGCGAATATCGCGGAACTTGAAGAGAAGGCCAAACGGCTGACGTCGCGGCAGCGGGCGCTCGAAGAAGTAATTCGGAAGGGCATGAGCCGACACTTCAAAGAGCAAGGTGCCAACCTTGCCAACTTCCTCCGCAACGAAATCCGCAAGCTCGCAGCATAACGCATGCCGCTGACGCCCGCGCAGATCATCGCCCTTGTTGATCGGTTTGATTGGGAGTCGTATCACGAGTTCGTGAGCAACATGCTCGACAAGTCGTTCACGGAAATCCTCACCATCCAGGGCAACCGCGGCGCGGTTCGGGCCGGCGCCGAGGTGGCGTTCGACGTCGACGATCCGTTCGTCAAGAGGCAACTCACCGACTACGTCGGCGAGCGCATCACCAGCCTCGACGACACCACGAAGCAGGAAGTCGCTGACATGCTGCGCGAGATCATCGCTAAGGATGGTGGGTCCGCCGAGCAGATCGGCGACATCGTGGCTGAAAAGGTGCGTGAACGCTTCGATGGTTATGCCGACTGGCGTGCCGATCGCATCGCACGAGCGGAAACGTCAATCGCCTATAACTATGGCAACACGCTCGGGTATCGGCAAGCCGGCGTGAGCAAGGTTAGGGTGATCGATAGCGACGACAGCGACGAGGAGTGCCGCCAGGCCAACGGTCAGATCTGGACGATCGAGGAAGCCCTGGCCAAGCCGATCGCGCACCCCGGTTGCCTGCGGGACTTTGAACCGGTGCTTGACGAAGAATGAAGCGGACTGCCGTCATCATCCTTCGTATCACTGACACAGATAAAGAGCTTCTAAAGAAGCTCGCGGACCGCAACCATCAGACGATGTCGGATTTCGTCCGTGATGCCATCAACGAGATTGTCGCGGATTGTCATGATGGTGTCTCGCCATTTAGGAAAGAACACCAGCCGCTCGTTCGCAAGTGGCATCGGAAACCAATCCATCGACGGGTGTATTTCATTTCGGATGGCGAGCTTGTAAAGATCGGGTTCTCGTTGAACGTCGAGAAACGACTCCAGCAATTGTCATTCGAAGCTGGCAAACCCCTGACCGTGTTGGCAACTGTCGAAGGCGGCCCGGCATTGGAACGTAAGTATCACGAGCAGTTTGCCTCCTATCGGGTTCGCGGCGAGTGGTTTCGATTGACGCCTGAACTGTCTAGCGAGATTCAGAAGCTCCGCACGCCTGTTGCCGCGTAAGCCTGGGCAATAAAAAGACAACTCGTTTGTAGATACACCCGCGAGGACTACCCGTAGGGTCGTCTTCGTGGAACTGCCGAAGGTATTTCGTTTCGACGTCAAGGCTGACGCAGAGAAGCCCGGTCGCTTCTCGGGGCGCGCCAGCGTTTATGGCGTCAAGGACTCCTACGGCGATGTCGTCATGCCGGGCGCTTTCACGAAGACGCTCGCGGAGCCCGCCCCAGGTCTGGCTCCCGGCGAGATCGTCGTTCTGAGCCAGCATGACACCCGCGCTTCCATCGGCAAAGCCAAGCTCACGGATTCCGACACCGCGCTGCTCGTTGACGGGCAGTTGGTGTTGGAACTTCCCGCCGCGAAGGACGACTACGTTCGGCTGCAGCACGGCCTGCTGACTGGCATCTCAATCGGATACGAGGTCCCTCCAGGCGGCGATTCCTACGTTCAGGGTGTGCGCCAGTTGAACGAAATCAAGCTGATGGAAGTCAGCCTGGTGACGTTCCCGGCGAACCCGTTTGCTCGCGTGACGGACGTCAAGGCAGCCTTGTCAGCGCTTCCTGATGAACGTCTCGCCCATCTAGTGCTGCAGGTGCTCCCCGATGTCAAGGCGGGTCGAGTTCTGAGCGCATCGAACCGTCAAAAGATTTCCGACGTTGTGCAGCTTCTTCAGGAGCTGCTCGACGCGAGCAACCCGGACAAAGACGACAAAGAAGCACAGAAGGAGCTGCTGACTTCGGCGCAGCGACTGCTCACCACGATGCGCAGCCTTCGCGCTGCGGCGAAGGAGTAAAAGGACACATGGATACGAAGGAACTGAAGGACACCATCGAGAAGTTGAACCGCGAGTTCAACGAGTTTAAGGGAGTGCTCGAAGGCCGCGCAGCCGAGGAGCAGCGGAAGTTCGGCGAGACGCTCGGTGAGACGAAAGCGAAGCTCGATGCCATCAACACGCGTCTCGATCAGCTCGACGTCAAGATACAGCGACACCAGGTGGCGGTGCCCGATCGCGCCGAGGAGTCGCAGCAGGACCGCGAGTATCGCGCGGCCTTCAACAAGTATTTCCGCAAGGGCGAGAAGGGGATCAGCGAGGTCGAGTTCAAGGCTCTCGCGACTGATTCCGACCCGGACGGCGGCTACTTCCTTCCACGCAACGTGCGCGCCGGCATTATCGAGAAGCTCGTCGAGATTTCGCCGGTCCGCGAACTGGCGACGATCGAGACCATCGGTGTCGGCGATTCGCTCGACGTGCCGAAGGAAGGCTCGACGAACTTCGACGACGGCTGGGTGTCCGAGCGCCAGGATCGTCCCGAGACGGTCACCGGCACGTTCGCGCTCGACCAGATTCCGACCTTCGAGCAGTATGCGAAGCCCCGCGCGACGCAGAAGATGCTCGACGACGTCGCGTTCGACGTCGAGGGCTGGATCTCGCGCAAGGTGCAGCAGCGCTTCGGCAAGCGCGAGGGCACGGCGTTTATCAGCGGCAACGGTGTGACGCAGCCCGAGGGCCTGCTCACGAACGCCGACATCGCAGAAGTCGTGTCAGGCGATGCGAACCTGCTCACCGCGAACGGGATCATCGACCTGTTCCACGCGCTGCCGGAACCCTATGCGGTCAATGCGACCTGGCTGCTTCGCCGAAAGACGGTCGGCGACATCCGCAAATTCAAGGACACCCAGGGACAGTATCTCTGGCAGCCGGCGCTCGGCGAGAAGAGCCCATCGACGATTCTCGGTCAGCCCTACCGCGAAGCGATCGACATGCCGCTCGCGTCGGCGGGCACCTACCCGATCCTGTTCGGCGACTTCAAGGCCGGATACGTGATCGTCGACCGCCAGGGCATCCGCGTTCTCCGCGACCCGTATTCGGCCAAGCCGTTCGTCGAGTTCTACACCACGCGCCGGGTCGGCGGCCAGGTGGTTCTCGCGGAAGCGATCGTCAAGCAGAAGGTCAGCGCGTAGTCGCGGCCTAAAGGTTGGAGCGGGCTGTTGCCCGCTCTTATTTATTCACTTCCTCGATTCGAGGGCGACGGCCGGCGAACCCCGTAACCGGGCGTCGACGGGAAAGTGGCGGGGAGAGGGTCAACTGACGATGCGTGATCTGCACAACAAGGTGAAGGTCGCCCGAGCCATCGACGCCAAGACGTCTGTCGGCAACGAGACGATTACCGGTGAAGTAGTCGATCTCGCCGGTCACAAGAGCGTCGAGTTCGTCATCTCCTACGGCAACAAGACCGATGGCGCCGTGGCGATCGAACTGCAGGAGTGCGACACCAGCGGCGGCGTCTACACGCCTGTCGCCGATACGGATCTGCTAGGCACCGAGGCGGCTGCGGGAGTGGCGGACGGCACGGCCGGCGCCAACACCGTGAAGAAGCTCGGCTACCGCGGGTCCAAGCAGTTCCTGAAGCTCGTCGCAACGGTCAGCTCCAACGCCGGCTCGTGTCCGCTGTCGGCGGTTGCGGTGCTCGGTCACCCGAACCACGCACCGACCGCCTAGTTCCTAGTCGGAAGACCACCAGGCGGCGCAACGTGCGCCGCCCGGCAACTTCCACACGAGCGCTGGGAACATGGCCGAGACCAAAGCCACCACGATGTTCACCCTTGCTCGGGTGAAAGCGTATCTGGGCGCCGTTCAGATCGAGAAGGACCAGACCATCGTGGACGTAGCCGACGGGGTCAGCGATCGGATCGAAACCCTGACCGGGCGGAAGTTCGTGACCCGCAGCATCACGCAGTTGTGTGATGCACGTGGTCATCACGACCTGCCTCTTCGGGATTACCCGGTCACGGCCATTACCAGCGTGAAGGTGCGTGACGACCTACGGGGAACGTTTCAAACGATCGACGCTTCCGACTACGAGTGCGATCTGCGGCTGGGGATTCTCTACCGCAAGTCGATGGCGTTTCCGAAGGGACCGATGACGACCGAGGTCGTGTTCTCGGCCGGCTATGGTGCGAAGGACGACGCGGCTGCGTTGCCGCTGTTTCAGGCGGCTCTCGATTGGGTGAAGTTCGCCTTCACTCGACAGAGCAACAACCTGCTCGTGGTGAGTTCGGTAGCAGAAAGTGGCCGGTCAGTGGTCGTCGTGCCTGAGCCACCGAAGGACATCCGTGACGCAGTGATGGCCTTCAAGAAGCACCGGGTGGGGATCTAGCGATGCTGGATATCAAGTTCGACCAGGCCAGCGTCAACCGACTCAAGGCAGTGCTCGATAACGGACCGAAGTTGCTGCAGCCGTCTCTGTTGGACGGCATGCGTCGCATTGGCCTGGGGATCGAGTCGCACGTGAAAGGGAAGCTCCGTGGCCAGGTGTTCAAGGCCCGCACCGGCACGTTGAGTCGAGCGGTGTTTAGCCGCACTCAAGCCACTGGCGGCGACGTGGTTGTCGTGGTCGGCGTCGATTCCGCGAAGGCGCCTTATGGGCGCATACATGAAGTTGGCGGAATTATTCGCCCGCGGCGTGGGTCGAACCTAGCCATCCCGATTGGTGAGGCGAAGACGCGCGGCGGTGTGGCGAGGTTTTCGGCCCGTCAATTGATGCAGAACCCGCGGGCCTTTGGATATACGGGCGCGTTCTTCAGGAAGAACGTGCTGTTCGGCCACCGGAATCGAGTGCCAGTTCCATTGTTTGTGCTCAAGCCGCAGGTCGCGATCAAAGGGACTGGATACCTCAGTGGGTCGATCGAGGAAAAGCGGCCGTGGGCGATCGAGGAACTTGGCAGGGCAGTCGCCAAGGCACTCAAGAGCATCTTCGGGTAGCGAGAGATGGAATACGTCACCGGCCGCGAATTCGAGAGCCGCATGGGACGGCTTGAAACGAAAGTCGACAGGGTCGAGAGCAAGGTTGACCGGCTGCTCGGGCAGCGTGCAGCCGTCGTCAAGAAGACGGCGCTGCACGCTTCGTGGATCACTCCGACGATCATGCTGATCGTCGAGATCATCAAGGCGGCGTTCAAGTAGATGCCCCCTGATCCGAAGCGTCTCGCGGTGCTCAAAGCAATGAAAGCCGTCGCCCAGGGAATCACCGGCCCCAGCTACCACTTCCCTGTGACGAACCCGAAGAGCGTCACGCTCGACCCGACGTTCAACGTGATGGTGGCTCCAGGGGTCGACTTGCCATTCTACGTGATCGAGCCGGACCCAGACAGCGTTCGCGAATTTTATCCAGCGATGCAAGTGCGCGACGTCATGACCGGAACGATCACTGGCCGCATGGACGTTGCAGATGTGGTTGATCCGGATTCGCGGGCGAACGCTTGGGAAAAGATGCACGCGGATCTGGAGAAAGCGTTTGCCGTCGACGTGACGCTCGGAGGACTCGTTTACGACCTGCGGTTGAAGCAACCCGCACCGTTTGTGGGCGTAGGCAGCGACGTCGTGATGGTCGTGGTGCCGTGGGAAGTGCGCATGCACGGCACGTATGGAGAGCCTTAGAGATGTTCAAGTTCAAAGTGGATCTGCAGGTCAGGGGTCAGGATTGGGGCGTGTCGATCGGTGCCGGCAAGGTTGTCGGTATGGACGAGAACCTCGGCGACGGCAAGACGCTCCGATTCCTCATCGATAGCGGTTGCGTCAACCCCGACCACTACGAGGCCATCGAACCGAACGTGCTGGCGTGGGAACCGCCGCTGGACGAACCGGAACCGGACGAGGAGTAGGACATGTCACTTCAGATCGGACGCAGGGGAAAGGTATTCCTCAAAAAGGAGGCCACCTACGGAGTCGCGGAGGCGCTCGGCCCGACCAACTTCATGCGGCACATCAATGTGAACTTCGGGTGGGACCCGTATGCGCGTGTGACGTCGTCGGAACGCAAGGACTCCCCTGGCCCGGTGAATCGGTTCGACCGACGCAGCGACGCCTCCCTCAAGACGATCGAAGGTCTGATCCGGCCGTCGGGGACGCTGAACACGCTGCCGGAGTGCGATCCGGTTATGGAGTGCGGGTTCGGATCGGTGACCAACGTGACCCTGTCGACCACCGTCAACCCCGGCACTGGCACGACCACGGGCGCGACGGTCGCCTCGGCCGGGACTCTCGCCAAGCGCGACGCGGTGCTGATCTCGCAAGGCGGCACGCTTCACGTGCGATTCCTGACGTCGGTCGCCGGCAACGTGCTCACGTGGGCGCCAGCGCTGCCCGGCCCGCCTGCCGATGGCGCGGCAATCAAGGGGTGCATCACCTACAAGCTGACGACTGACCTCGCCAAGTCGCTTGATGTCTTGCACGCATACACCTCGTTCAAACGGGAGGTGCTCGGCGCCGGCATCGATTCACTCAGCCTCGAATTCGACGGAACCGAGGAGGCGCGGTTCTCGGCCAGCGGACCGGCGAAGGAACAGATCACCCCAGGCCAGGCGACGCCGGGTTCGGCGACCGAGGTGGGCGGCAACCCGCCGACCGGCATGGTGGGTGAGCTTCGTGTGGGCGCAAATGCCTACAAGCACACGATGTTCTCGGCCGAGATCAACAACGCCCTAGCCGTTCGACACAGCGAGGCCGGCACCGATCGGCCGACCGAACTGTTCCGTAAGGATCGGCGAGAGATCAAGATCAAGCTCGATGCGTTTGCAGAGGACGAAACTGCGATTTACGACCAGACCGAGTCTGGTGCGAACCTCTCGGTCCTTCGGCAGAACGGCCGCACGGAGGGAAAGATCATCGCGATCTTTGCACCGCGGGTGGAGTTCAAGCCCGCGGAAACGAGCGATGGCGAGGACGAAGTGACCTGGTCGTTCGAGGGCACGGCTCTCGAAACGGCTGACGGCGAGAACGACGAGCTGATGCTCGCCATCGCGTAAAGACCTAGCAAGGCCCTGCATTTTACCGTCGCCCCGTCGAACGAACCGCGGCCACCTTCGCCGCGGTTCGAATGATCCCCGCGAGCGGCGGACCTTCGATAGTTCGGAACAGCAACATCCAACTTGAGGAGGCTCCATCTCACATGGCCAAGGTATCGGTCAAACGATGGCTGCCGGCGGTCATTGTCTTTGAAGGCGCGCCGGTGAACATCGAAGTCAAACGACAGACGCTCGACGAATTTCTCGCATTCGAAGGCGAATACTTCACCTACGCACGGCCCATGCCTGGTGGGTTTGATGCGCCTGCCGAGGACATCGAAAAGCGGAAGAACGACATGCTCGCGTGGCTGAAGCAGTCGTTCACCGATTACGTGCGCCTGCCTGAAGGCGAGATAGATGACGAAGGCATACCGGTGACGACCGGTGAGGCATTCTACGAGCTGGCCGCGGGACAGCTCGACGTGAAGATCGACGTGATGAACCAGATCTGGTCGCACAACCGCTTCGGCGAGGAGGTGCGAAAAAAGTTGCGGTCGCTGTCCGGTTCAGCGACTACCTCCGAAGGGCAACACCCGGAACTTCCTGGGCCGACACCGGAGCCGACTGCGGTGCATGCAGACAGCGAGGACTCTGCGCCGATCGCGGCTGTCGACCAGACGGCAACCCAGACCCCGTCTGGCGTGACGAGCGCGTAGAGACGAAGGTCTGCCCGGTTCTGTCGTTAAAGGACCGGGACGTCGAGGACGTCATGCGGTGGTTCGTCCACTGCTACGACATCGAATTCACACCACAAGGCGCGGCCGTATGGCGGCGTGTGGCGCTGCCGGCTGCCGGAGGTGTCGGCGATCAAGACGCGTGGTTGATGGACGGCCTCGAATATGTGGCCGGCCTTCATCAGCAACTCGTGGAGGACATGGAAAAGCGGCGTCGGCGTGAAGCGGTGAAGAAGCAGCAGGAGATGAAGAAGGGCAATGGCCGATAACAATATTGAACTGATCATCAAGGCCAGGGCGCTACTCAACGAGGCGTCGGCCCAGATCTCCGCCTTCACGCAGCAGGTTGAGCAGCAGACCGTTCAGGCGACACAGAAATCGAAGGTCTCGTTCTCTGAAATGGCGACGGCTGCCACCGTTGTCGCAGGTGCTGTCGCAGGTGTTGCTGCTGGAATCGGAGCGATGGGCGCTCGTGGTGCCGACGTGCTCGACCTGCGCGACTCCTTCACGCAGTTGAACGTGGCGATCGGCAACGATGCCGTAGCAACGCTCAACACGCTGCGGTCGTCGTTTGCCGGCACAGTCTCCGACGCTCAACTCCTGCAACTTGCCAACCAGGCCCTCACTGCCGGCCTCAAAGCGAGTGAGGCGGACTTCGCGTTGCTTGCGGACTCCGCGCGCATCCTGGCCGATCGCACCGGAATGGACGCCACGACGGCATTCAATACGCTCGCGCAATCGATGGCAACCGGCCGGACTCGCGGCGCAGAAATGCTCGTTGGCGTCATCGACAACACGGCAGCGATCCAGGCTTACGCGGATAAGGTCGGGAAAGCCGCGAAGGATCTGTCGGAACAGGAAAAGGTTGAGGCCCTAGCCATCGCCACGAAGGAACGGCTCAAGACGATCGTCGAGGCGAATGGCAAGGCCCAGGTCGACTTCGGCGACAAGATCGCCGCGTCAAAAGCGAGCGTCGCGAATTTCGTGGACGGTCTCAACTCATGGATCGCCACATCGCCGCAGATCGGCCAGTGGGCATCGGTGATCACGGCGGCCTCTGGCGCGGTCAGTCTCGTGAGTGGAGCGGTCGGACCGCTGAAGAAAGCATTCACGACACTGCTGCCCATGATCGGCGCGTCGGGGCTGAGCGGTGCGTTCGCGGGGCTGTCGACGTTCCTAACCGGCACGATCGTGCCTCTCATCTCGTCAACGCTGCCGATCGCGTTGAAGGGACTCGCTGCGCTGTTCACCATGCCGGCAGGATTGGTCGTCGCTGGAATTCTTGCTGGCCTCGCGGTCTGGCAGAAGTGGGACACCATCGGCCCGATCGTCAAGAACGTCTATGGCGCCGTGAAGGAGTGGCTCGTCGACAAGTTCGCGGCCGTCGTGAAGTGGATCGGCGAGAAGGTCGGTGCCGTCACCGGGTTCTTCAAGAACATGTATGACGCGGTCGTCGGGCATTCGTTCGTGCCCGACATGATTAAAGGGATCGAGGTTGAGTTCGGCAAGCTCGATACCGTGATGGTCGGTCCGACCTTCAACTCCACTCAGCAAGTGTCCGGCCTCTTCTCAAACATGTTCACTGGCCTGCAGTCGCAGATGCCGGGATGGATGGGCGGTCTCTTCGGTGAGGGCGGAGCGCTCGGCACGTTGAGCAGTTCGCTCGACGGCTTTATGGGCAAGGTCACCGGCAAGCTCCAAGGGATGATCGGTGGCCTCTTTGGTCAGGGTGGTGGCGGCGGAATGTTCGGGAGCCTGCTGCAGCAGGGACTCGGGTTCTTCCTCGGCCCTGCCGGTCCGCTTGGCCCTCTCATTCAACAGGGAATCGGCGCCTTGACGGACTTGGCCGTCAAGGGCCTGAAGAAGCTCGGTGGATGGATCAAGGGATTGTTCGGCGGGCCGTCCGAGCAGGAGCTTGAGGGGCGTGAGGTTGCGAAAAACTTCCGGCAGGGGCTGCTGGACGGACTCAATCCCCAGCAGATGGCGGAGGTGCAGGAAGCCATCAAGGGAGCGTGGAAAGGCAACGAAGTCGGCGCCGCGACGGTGATCGCGATCCGCGACGCCTACGTGGCGGTCGGCGTCAGCGCCGAGGAGGCCCTGGCCGACGCTGATCGATTGTGGCGAGCGGAGAAGGAAGGTGGTGAGGCTGTTCAGCAAGTGATCGATGAGATCCGCGCCAAGATGGACCGCGCTAGCCAGGCTCAGAAAGACCTCACGTCGTCGGCGGTCAATGGATTTGATCGAGTCAAAGATTCGATCCGCACCGTCGGCCGGGAGATGCAGATCATTCGCGACGAGTTCGGCAACGAAATCGTCGTTCCGGTGCGCTACGACATCCAGGGAGCGCCGGACGGCATTCGCACCGCAGCAGATATTGCCCGAGCGGCCGAACAAGCCAACGCGGGTGGGACCGGCGACACGTCGGAAGCCAATCGGGAAGATCGTCAAGCTGTCGCGCGGGAACGAGTCCTCGCATACATCGACGCACGACGGCCGAAGTGGGAGGAACTGCAGCAGTTCATGCAGAACAATCCTGGCGATTGGGATCGCGCTGCGCAGATCTATGGCGCGGCCGGCGGCGGCGTCTATGCCAAGCCGGTCATGCGCGTGATCGCCGAGCGCAGTCCCGAGATCGTCGGCCAGCCCAACACGATCGTCTCTGCTCTGGCCACGGCGATGGAGCGAGTTGGGTTCGCCGGCCGCACTGGCGGAGCCGCGACGATCAATTTCAACCTCACCACACCGCTGGCGACGGTCGACACCGTCAGGCAGATGGTCTATTCGGAGATTGGTCCGCTGTTCCTCGACTGGCTCGAAGGCAACAAGAGTGGCAGTCGCACGCGGCTCCAGGTCGCGCTTGGTATCCCCACGAGGTAAGAGATGGGGCGACTGATTTTCCAGCATCCGACTGACAATCTCGCGACGCCGTCCATCACAGCGACGCCGTCGACCGCGGACGCGGCGTATCCGATTGCCAATTTGCTGGACGGCAATCCCGCAAAGCCATTCCGCTTCACGGCGACCACCGGGAATATCGTCTTCGACTTCGGGTCGGCGAAGGAAATCGACATCTTTGCCCTCGTGATGCACAACCTGGATGCTGGCATTGAGCTACGGCTCCAGGCCAACTCCGCTGACAGTTGGGGGGCACCGCCGATCAACGAGTTGATCACGGTCGGTGCGAAGGATAAGGACGGCTTCCCGCCGAACCCTTGGAAAGACATGACGGGGATCACGCCGAGGACCTACCGCTACTGGCGGCTGATCGTCGTGACGGCCAATTCCGCTAACTGCGCGTTTGGTCACGTGCATTTCGGTGCTCCGAAGCGGTCGCTCGTTCACAACATCTCCTGGGGCTTCGGTGAAAGCGTAGAACGCCCGCTCATCGAACATGAGACGGATTATCGCGTTTCAACCATCTACGACTTCGGCGTGAAGGTCCGCTCACTTCAGGGTGAAGTCGAGACGACGGACGCCGGGCTCGTTGTCATCCGCGAGTGGTGGGATGCGTGCAAGGGCCGCGTGCTGCCGACTCTCATCGTCCCTGACCCGTCAGTCAACGACGCTTTGCTCGTGCGGTGGACCGACATCAAGCGGACGGACAAGCGAGAGTTCAAGAACCATAACAAGCTTGATCTCGCGTGGAGCGAGGTGAGCCGAGGTTTGGTGCTGTAAATGGCATATCGAAACATCATCCAGTTGGTTCCGCGTGTCAACGACGACACGGAATTCCGCGCGTGGGGGTCCGCCATCAGTGCGCAACTTGCCGCGATGGGACTCGTGCAGACCGCCGACACCGGCCAAGTGAACTGGACGACCGTCACAAAGCCTGGGGTCGTAAACACGGTCGGTGGATATGAGATTTGGCGCTTCGCTGACTCGTTGCAGGCCGCCAATCCCATCTTCATCAAGCTTGAATACGGAGTCTCCAATTCAGCAACAGCACCGTCGCTGTGGATTCAACTCGGCGTCGCGATGAACGGGTCCGGTTCGTTCGTTGGCGTGACCTCGACTCGTGTTCAGGCTGGGATGGGCAATGCCGTCAGCACGACTCCACATGATTGCCTCTTCACTGGAGATACGGACCGAATGGGTCTGTATCTTCACTACAAAGACAACGCGGCAAGCGGCAACACGCAACGCGCGATGCTGGTCAGCGTCGAGCGAGAGCTTGATGCTAACGGCAGTCGTGTTGGGACAGGAGCCTACGTCACGGTGAGCTCCGCTGGCGGCGGTATGAGCGGGAATGCTCGACAGGAATACTTCAACCGAACGGCCGGCGGGACTGGTGTCGAACAGGACATGGGTGTGCTCACTCCGCGTATTGGATCGGGGTCGGCTGGCTCAGATGTGTCGATGTTCCCGCAGTATCACGCGCACAACTCGTTCAAGCCGTTCGGTCTGAATCACTTCGTGTATTTCCACGCGGCCATCCCCGCCTACACCACGGTGCAGTTCACCGTCTACGGTCAGGCGCGCACGTATTTCTGTCTTGGCAGCTTCTTCTCGAATGGCAATTGCCAGCGAGGAAGCCCAGGCACGACAGGTCAAACCGTGATGGCACGCTATGAGAACTGAGGACACATGGCTTATCGAACCGTCATCACGCTGAAAGCTCATCACGACAACGATGCCGATTTCCGGGCTACCGGTCTCGCGGTGAAGAACGCGCTCATCGCGATGGGGTGGGTGCAGACCGGGGACACGGGTCAAGTCGATTGGTCTACCGTCACTCGTCCGGGCACCGTGAACACGGTCGCGGGTTACGAGATCTGGCGCATGGCGGATGCGCTGCAATCCACGAATCCAGTCTTCATGAAACTGGAATGGGGCACCGGTAACGTGTCGATTGCGCAGCCCACCATGTGGGTGCAGATCGCAACCGGCAGCAATGGTTCCGGATCTCTTACAGGTCCAACGTCAACACGACACCGCACCTGTGTGAGTTCAACCTCGACGAGTAGCTTCAACTGTTTGATGACTGGTGATACGAACCGTGCGCTGGTGGCCTTGTTCGTCAATGGCCAGGCTGACACGCGTGCGATCGGGTTCTCGATCGAACGAGAGGTCGATGCCAATGGCAACCTTGTATCCAGCAACGGCGGTGTGTTGCTTTCGTTCTTCCACGATCCGAACGCACCGAACTACGAACAGGAATTCTGGTCACCATCAAGCGGCGGTCTCGGTGTAGAGGGCAATCTGGGAATTCTTGCTCCGCTCGTCGGGACTGGTGTGGACGGATTCGACATCACGCTGTTCCCGCAGTTCCACGCCGCGGGAATCTTCAAGCCGGCTGGATTGAATCTATTCGGCTATTTCAGCGCATCTCTTGCCGCTGGTGTTCCGGTGACGGTGACCGTCTACGGTAACAGCCACGAATATTACCCACTCGGTGCGACGTTCGCGAACAACGCTGGTAAGGCGACTCGGGGTGGCCCGGCTGGTGTTTCGTTGTTAGCTCGTTACGACGCGTGAGGTGAGTTATGCCGCAGGTGCTCAAACCACCAGAGAACTTTCCGGGGGTGCAAATTCTTGTGCAGCGGAAGATTCGATTCTCGGTCATTCCGCTGATCTCGAATCTCCCTGATCGGACGAACAACGCAGGAGAAGTCATCGACATCAACATCGTGAACAACTAGGTCATGGCGAATCTTCCGCACGACGCAGCCAAGCGCATCTCGAAGTCGAGGCAGGGTCGGCCCTTTGTGCCGAACCTTGTCTATAGCGCCGTTGGTCTGCCTCCCGGCCTTTCGATGGACACGGCCGGTCGGGTGATGGGCACGATTTCAGGTGCGGCTGCGGGCGACTACAACGTGACCGTCCTTGTGGCCGACGCGCTGGGCGGCTCTGGCAATTCGGACTCGTTCGTGTGGCACGTGAATGCTTCGACGCTCGACTTCAGCAACTTGAAGGACGGGTCGATCGGTTTGACGTGGATTGAGCTGTATCACGTCAACGTGCTCGGGGCACCTAAGACGTATCTCTGGGCGCCGGTGGATCTCGTCGATGACGGCGACTACTACGGTGGATTTAAGGAGGCGCGGGTCATCGGGTTTGGTGACATCACGCGCGGCCTTTCCGATGAACGGGGGAACTACGAGAGCTCGGAGTTCTCGTTCGTCGTCTCAGACACGGACCGTCAGATCCGCACCCTCCTTGACAGTGCAAAAGGCAAGTTCTTCCAGAACCGGATGATCATCATCCGAATCATTGACGACGAGAGTCGTCGTCAGAAGGTGACCCCGTTCGTCCTGGTCCGCGGCATTGTGCGTGACTGGAAGCCGCGGGGTCCACTGCACTTTGAGTTCACTGGTCGGGACTTCCTGGCGTCGTCGTTGGGCGCCGGCAACCTCGAAAAGAACGTCCCGTTCCGCAAACTGACGCGCGTGGACTTCCCGAACATCCCGGCGGCGTCTGAAGGGCTGCCCGTCCCCATCCTCTACGGCAACCTCTCTGACAAGAAGGAGCGGACGGTCACAGTCCAGTCGAACCTGATCAATTCGCAGCTTGAAGCCACGGTATTCGGCGCGCCGGGAAGCTCGACCCACATCTACACGCTCACGGCTGTCGGCGCACCTGTCGACGGCTTCGGCACGGTTTGCCCAGACCCGCAGAACCCGGCGCAGGACAACGACCACCGTCAGGAATTTGCCCAAAGCCAGTGCATCGTGACGAATGCCCCGTCTGTTGAAGAGATGCAGGCCGATCCGACTCGGTATATCGAACTGCGATGGGGCAATGTCGGGTCAGGGCAGCAGGCATTGTGGTGGGGCGGTCCATCAGACGCGAGTTACGAAGGACGCCTCGTGTGCAGCCGGATCTATGGCCGACAGGTGGGGTCACAGCCGCAGCAGTTGCTGATGGGCTTCGGCCGGCAGTATGCGTTGAACAAGTGGAACGACACCGGCATCGCGTCACGCGCACCGTCGTCTCAACCACCTGGCGTCAATAACGCGGTATTCGAAGGCGACCCGACAGCCCCAGGCACGCAGATCAAACTCGATCAGGGCAGTGGCGTCGTGCCGACGATTCACGTGGGTGAGGAGATTATCGGTGGCACGACGTGGCAAGCATTCGTCGTGTGTGGCCATGCCGTCAAGGGCATCGACGAGTGGTATTGCGGCGGTGTGCGGCAGGCTGCGTCGACCGAAGGCGCGAATGCCAGCTTCCTGATCCCAGGTTACGCCGGCTACATCTCGCAGAAGGGCGCCGCGACCTATCAGGACAGGAACGGCCGCCGCTACACCATCATCTACGCGAAAGGGATCAAAGCCGATCAGGCAGTAGACGGCACGGCGCCCATCACCTTGAACGTTCGAGGTATCGAGTTTGCCGGCGACGGAACCGGTCTGCTCATCGAGCAACTCGCGGACATCTACAAGCACTTCGTGACCAACTTCGGATTCCAGGCGTGGGAGTCCGGTCCGTGGCTCAATGCGCCGGTATGGGAGCAAGGCTTCGACCCGGTTGACCAGGTCAAGGCGCAAATCGATAACACGAGCTTCGACACCATGCGGGCGGTCCACGCGAATCGCGTGGCGGGGGGATATCCCGGCGCCATTATGTTTGGCGCTCCAGGCGACGGCGCGATGAACCTACGCGACGCGTTGGCTCGGCTCAACCTCTCATGTGATTGTCAGAGCGGGTTCAATCGTCACTCGCAGTTCTTTGTGTCGATCTTTGATGACCGTATCTCAGTGCTCGACGGCGCGCAGTTGTATACGCAGAAGTTCGATATCCTCCAGGCCAACTTCAACCTAGAACCGGAGATCGACAAGGTCGAGAACAGCGTCCACTACGTGTGGGCACGACGCTACGCGACGTATGCTCCGCAGACCTCGTCGTCCGGTATCGGCCCGGCTGAATGGATCGGCATCAAAACGATCGAGCACGCCGAATCGATCTCGCTGCTGAAGGAGACGCGGCAAGGGCCGCGGTTGGAGTTGTGGGGCGTTCGGGACGACGCGGTCGCGTATGACATCGCACAACGCCGGCTGCTGGCCAATAAGGAAGCGCCGATCCCGGTTAAGTTCACGACCACTCTCAAGGGACTCACAAACGAGATCGGCGATGTGATTGCGGTCGACCACGTCGAAGGTGGAGGCGCCAACGGGTGGGTCGGTCGGCCGCTTCGGATCATGCGCCAGATCACGAATCCACAACGCTACGACGTGCGGTTCGAAGCTATCGATGTGTGGCGCCTCTACTCGACCGCCTTCGTGCTCGGCGACGACCAACCTGGCTCACCGACTCTGCTTCCGGCGTTCTGGACGTTGGCGAACAGCGCACAGAAGCTCCGCGGCTACCTTTGTGACGAGACCACCGGCGCTTTCAGTAACGGTGAGGACGGAAAGCGACTCCGATGATTCTCTACGAAGACACTCCGCTGGACGATTTCGTGGCGCATCGTCGCATGGCCGTGCTCGAAGCGATGGAGCCCGCCATGTTGATTCACTGCTATTCCAACGTCGACGCGCTCGAAGCATTTCTCGACGCGGGGTTGGCCGATATGGAGAAGCACCGTGAACGTGGATGGGAGGCGCCAGAAGGGCTCACGCGAGTAGCACTCGTATTCACCAGCCCTCGCGCGGTGCAAGCCGTTGCGCGACGCATGGCTCCGGGTTTCGACTTCGCTGCGTGGCCGCAGCCAGACGCGTGGTTGGCCCTCTATCAACAGATAGACGCACTGCGTGAGCGGGCGCGTCAATACAACCCTCTATTTGCACCCAGGTATATCTGATGCCCTTCGAGATTCCGTCTGATTTCGTGCTCGATCAACTGTTCGGCTATCAAACGGCGAACAAGATCAAGAACAGCATCGCGGCCCTCGCCGCTGTGAGATTCGAGAAGTCGTTCGGTGGTTCGCGCGAGGCGTCCATCAATCATAACGGGACGTTCGATGTGTTCGAGTTCCGTGACGTGCAGATGGACAGCACTCTGCTGACCGGGCTGACCGTCCGTGCGCGCGTCGAGGGCAAGACAGCGAATGCCGCAACGTCGGTGACGCCTCGTGTGCGCAACGTGACCGACGGTGCCGATCACGTCACCGGCACCGCCATCACGTCAACGAGCTTCGTGGAACAAGTGCTCACGATGTCTCCGCTGACCGCCGGCTCGAAGAAGTATCGCCTGCAGGGTGTGACCAACAACGCCAACAACGACGTCTGGCTCCTGGGAGTGTGTGAAACCTATGCGTAAAGTCCTCATCGCGACGACCCTCGTTCTCGGCTTGCTCGCGGCAGCGATGCCGCGGGTTGACGCGCAGTCCAGCATCGGCCGCTTCACTCGCGTGCTACTCAATGGACAGTGTGTGCTTCGGAGCGGTTCCGGTTCGCCCGAGGGCGCGGTCACCGGCAACGTATGCGACGCCTACCTGCGAACGGACGGTGCGGACGGCACGACCCTCTATGTGAAAGCGAGCGGCACCGGGAATACGGGGTGGACGCCGGCCGCGACGTCGACCAGTTCGGGTTCGGCAGCCGCGTCGTATATCACGAAGGTCGCCGAGTCCGGTCTGAGCAACGAGTTCGCTCTCGGAACCCTTGCCACGGCCCTCCTGGTCAACACCACGACGACAGGTGTGCCAACTGCGTATGCCGGGACGAGCTGCACGAACCAGTTCGTCCGAGCGCTTTCCGCAGTTGGAGTCGCCACGTGCAATACAGTGACCGCCACCGATGTGGACTCATCGATCACAACGAACGCCGGCACGAACACGCTGACGAACAAGACTCTCGACGCAGAGGGCATCGGCAACGTCCTGACGACGGTCGATAAAGACTTCGTCAGAGCTGCGCGATGCGACAACGCGACCGCCAGCTCGCCGGAGTGGAGCTTCCCAACGTCGAACCCAGCGGTGCCGGCGTGCGTGACCGGCACGAACACACAACGTGGCGTTCTCGACTTCGCTGATGGCGCGTCGGTGCTCTCGGCGCAGCTCCAACGGTTGCTCCCTGGAGACTGGACCGGAAACGTCGACGTGAAGCTCGTGTGGCACACGCCGGCTACGACCGGCAGCGTAGTGTGGCAGGTTGCAACAGCGTGTGTCGCGGACGCCGAAACGGGCGATCCAGTTTTTAACACGGCGTCGACGGTCACCGATGCCGCTAAAGGCACGGCGAATCAGTTTAACGACGCCAGCATCACGAGCCTCACGATGACCGGTTGCGCGGCCGGCGAGTCGTGGTTCGTCAGGGTGTTCCGTGATCCCGCGAACGGCTCAGACACTCTGGCCGACACGGCGCGCCTGGTGGCCGTGGAACTGACAACGCGGAGGGCGCAGTAATGGCGGTGAACCGTGCCCGGATGGAGGCACAGATCACGCTTCACGAGGGCAACTGTCTACGGCCTTACAAGGACTCGCTCGGGCTCTGGACCGTTGGTCGCGGCTACTGCATTCAGAATCGCGGGGTGGCCTTTCTGGAAAGCGCCATCGGTCGACGTTGGCGAGGGATGGATGATCAGTTGACGGAGGAGGAATCACTGAAGCTCCTTCGTGCGGATCTCGATCGCCTCGAAGCGGGCATCCCGAAGAAGCTGCCCGAGTGGAACCAACTCGACGAGGTCCGCCAGCGGGCGGTGCTCGACTTCGTCTTCAACATGGAGAACCGCGCTCTCGGCTTCAAGACCGCGATCGCGCGGCTTCGTCTCGCGCTCAAGCAGACCGACCCCGATTTGCGCCAGGCGTGCTGGGATGCTGTCGCGTTTCACATGGTCGACTCGCTGTGGGCGCGTCAGGTTGGCGACGGTCTCGGGGGACGCATCGATCGCGCCGACCGGTTGGCAGCCATGATGCGGACCGGGCAGGACTGGCAAGTTGCCGCATAAGTTATTGCCCAGGCAAGTAGTTATCGCCAGGTCCTGTGTTAGGGTCGGTGACGGACGTATGAGACCGGTGTTGCTTATTCACGGAACGTGGAGCGGTGATTTCAACACTACGGATGCTGCTCAATGGTGGGAACCAGGGAGTGCGTTCGCTCAGATGCTGGCATCGCATGGTCTTCACGCTGGGGCTTTCGAGCCATTCCGATGGTCAGGTGATCTGACGGGCCTGGCGCGGTTGCTGCCGTGGAATTGGTTCTCGTCGCCCGAGAGCCGGGATTGGCAAGCCGGTGCACAGGCCCTGCGTTACCTGCTGGAACCGCGTGGCTGCCCGGTGCCGTTCTCACAGCGGAACGTGATCGCGCATTCGCACGGCGGTCAGGTGGCCCTGCTTGCGGCGGCAAGTGGCCTTCGTATTCGGCGCCTGGTGACGGTGTCGACTCCGGTGCGCGCCGACATGGTCAACACGATCGTCAAGGCGCGACCGAATATCGAACGCTGGCTGCACATTTACGACCCGACGTTGAAGGACCGTATGCAGGTCCTCGGTGAACTTGGCGACGGCCGACTCGGGTGGAAGCGTTCGTTCCCCGCGGCCGACGTCAACGTGTCAGTGGCGGGAGCCGGTCACTCGGGCATGCTCACGCAGCCCGAATGGTTCCCGCAGTGGAAGCAGCGCGGCCTCATCGATTTCTTCGACGACGTTGATACGTCGAAGGGCCGCGCTGCCTAACTTCGTTCGAAAAGGGAGCGTATGCCTCAACGCCAGGTGCCTTGCCCGACCAAGGGTTGCAAGAATCTCAAGGAATCCAAGTCGAAGCTCTGCTCGGCGTGCCGGCTCAAGGAACGAAGGAAAGAGACCGAAGCCCAGCGTGTGTGCCCAGGCTACCCAGGACATCCGTGCGGCGGCCGGAAAGACCCAGACTCGGAAATGTGTCAGGCGTGCCGGCGACTCCAGATGATCGATGAACGGGCCGCGCGTCACCGTCGGGAGCAAGAGGAACGTGCCGCGGCCGACGCTCGTATCGCCGCAGGGCAGCCCAACGAGACCGACGTCCTCAAGGAAGAGACGTCGGAACTTCGCTCGCGCGTGCGACAACTCGAAGAGACGGTCAAGGCATACCGTTCCAAGACCCGCGTCGAGGACGCTCTGGTCGCCAACATTCGAGAGTTCATCGAGAAGAATCCGTATCGCCCGCAGCTTCGCACCCCGCGCCAGTTGAAGCTCTCGGGCAAGGCCGCGCCGCACGAGATGTGGCCGGTCATTTCCGACGCGCATTACCCAGAGCGCGTCGACCCAGCCGCTGCCTACGGCATCGAATACAACGGCGACATCTGCCTGCGGCGTATGGAAAAGGTCCGCGACACCGTCATCCGCTATAAGGATCTCCGCACCGTCGCGTATCCGGTCCAGAAGATCGTCTGCGCGGTCAATGGTGACATGCTCTCGGGCAACATTCACGAGGAACTGGAAGTCACGAACGAACTGCCGATCAGCGAGGCAATGGTCAAGATGGCCTATGCCCTCTACGACATGGGCAGGGCGTTCGCCGAGGAAGTTCCGAACGTCGAAATGATCGTCATGCCGGGCAACCACCCGCGCTTGGAGCGCAAGCCTCGCATAAAGAACGCCTGGAACAATTGGGAGTGGGTGATGGGCATGTTCATTCAGGCCCTTGCCCGCGACCAGTTCAACGTGATCGTCCCGAAGGATCTGGTCTACCGCCACAAGGCGTTCAATCAGGTGATCGGGCTCACGCACGGCGACGGCGTCAAGGCCCAGGCGTTCGCCGGCATCCCCTGGTATTCGATGAAACAGCGACGCGACGCGATGCAGTCGCTGCTCAAGTCGCTCGGCCTGCCTCAGCTTGACCTGCTGATCTATGGCCACTTCCACCAGTTGATCTACGAGGAAGGCAGCGGGTGCGGCTTGCTGATCAACGGGTCAATCAAGGGTTACGACGAGTTCATTCTCAAGACGAAATACAGCGGCCAGACGCCGATCCAGGCCCTGCTCACGTTCCACCCGCGGCACGGCCTCACGGACCTGTCGCGCATCAACCTCGGTCACATTCAGGCCGATTCGCAGCCGCGGATCGCCGCGTAGGAGTCGATCGTGAAAGCCTTCTGGAAAGCCCTCGCCAAATACGCCGCCAAGCTGGCGGTCTACGCCGCGGATCATCCCGATCAGGTGATCGCCGTCGTGAACGCAGCCAAGGCCGCGAAGAAGTAAAGGAACCCGCCATGCGAATCCGTATCCTCGCCGTTCTCACACCGATCGTCGTTGCCCTCGCCATTCTCGCCGGAAGCGTGTCGACGCCCGCGGCCGAACGATGGGAGGGCGTCTACCGCGTCGTGGGCACGAACCCTGACGGGTCCAACTACACCGGTGTTGTCGAGATCCGGCAGGTGCCGAATTCCGAGTTCTACCAGGCGGCCTGGGTGATCGATACCGCGCCAGACGAGATCGCCATGATCGCGATCGGGTTCGTCTACGACGATCGACTGGTGCTGACCGGCATGCATTCCCCGATGCCGATTCTGGTCAAGACGAATGGCGACGTCCGCTGGGCGATTCCCAATGCACCGACGCTCGGGCGGGAGAAGTTCACGCGCACGAAGTTCAAGACGCTGAGCGAAGCCGTTCGGCCAACCGCCGCACCACGGCGGCCGGCGCCGCAGCCAGGGAGCCGTGTCTAAGACCCTGGCCCAGGCCGTGGCGTTGGTCGACGGCGTCGGCAATGTGGCGCTCCACGAAGTGAAGGAGAGGGCGCTGCCGGTCGTCGTGGATCTCGGCCCGCACGCCTTCGTCCGAACTGGCGAGCACGTGCAGGACCTGCCGATCTACCGCATGCGGGTCACCGGCAAGCCGATCTGCCGACCCGACGTTCGCGTTCACACCCTCAACCGGTATCACGCATGGGCCGCGTAACGTTCCGCCCGGAGATTACACGTGCGGTGGAGCGCCCTGCTCCTCGCACTGCTGTGGGCAACTAACGCGGCGGCCGACGAGCCGCCCATCCGAGTCCGAGTCAATACGAAAATTGCCCAGGCACCCGCGACGGTCAACGCGAAGGTGATCATCGAGCGGCATCCGGACAACCGGGCGCTCGTAGTGCTACTGGAGAGCGCCGGCTATAGCCTGCGGAGCGTTCGCCAACTTGATGGCGAAGAAGCTTCGCGTGTCTACGATTCGTGGTGGAAGGGCGTGCCCTGCGGGAACTACGACGTGCGGGCCGTTCTCGTGAGGATCGAGAACGGCCGCCCTGTCGAAAAGCACGCGATCGAGAACTTCCGGGTGTTGGGACTTACCTGCTCGGCAGATTAGCGGTCGATTTCACCCAACGCCTTGAGCTGCTGTTCCTCACAGAAGTTTCGCATCTGATAGTTCTTCGGCCATTCACCCAGGCAGTGCTTCCGAATGGTCTGCTTGTCGGGTGTCAGCATGAGGCGACGTTGGAGCGCGCTGAGCGACTCCCCTTGGTTCTTCTCACAGAACGATCGCATCTGGAAGTTGTCCGGCCACTCGGTCGCGCACGATTGGCGCACATCGTAGGTTGGCACGCCCGTAGCGGACCCTAGTTCCGGGTCAGCCGCGGGCAACGATTCGCGGGTTTTCTCAAGGTCCAAGTCGGTCAGGGGGACAGTGATCTTCGTGCCGGACGCCAGCGTGAGAGTCACGCGGCCGGCTTCGGGTTGGCCCAATCCCTTCGGGGAAATCTTCAGCACGGCCACTTGGGCAAAGGCCGGCGCCGATATCAGAGCGAACGCGAACGCCAGGAGGGCGGCCCGCGGTAGACTGCGTCGTTTCATTTGAACCCATCTCCTGGACGTGGGTTTCGGGCTTCGGCGGCGGGGACTATATAGTAGAAAGGTGTTGGGACGCCGAAGGGGTTACTGAACAATTCACTGAACAATCGGGCCGAATGGATCGCCAAGGGTCCTGTAAGTGTAAGATTCCAAAGACACGGTGAGGTGGCCGAGAGGCTGAAGGCGGCGGTTTGCTAAGGCTACCCGGCATCACGGAATGGGCCTGAAATCGATGATTTCAGGCCCATTTTTGTTTGGTTTCTTGGTTGGCGTTGGCTGCCGGAGGATGGCCGTCGGACCGCGTTTGGGCACACTCCTGGGCACACTGGCGTCGATGCCAATGTGTGCCTTCTGAGCACACACTCGTGATATCCTGCAGTCAGTGAAGTACTTCGCCTGGGACGACGCGAAGAACGCGAAGCTCAGGAAGGAGCGCGGTATCGGGTTCGAGGACGTGGTGTTCCACATCGAGCGCGGCGACCTGCTCGACATCCTCGAGCATCCGAACCCCGACCGTTACGCCGGCCAGCGGATCTTCGTCGTCCGACGCGAGGACTACGTGTATCTGGTGCCATTCGTTGAGGACGAGCACACGGTCTTCCTGAAGACGATCATCCCGAGCCGAAAGGCCACGAAGGAGTACCTCGGTGAAGAAGCCGACGATGAAGCTTGATGCCGACGAGAAGGAGCTGCTCGAGTCCGTCGAGCGCGGCGAGTGGAAGTCCGCCGCCGGCAGCAAGCGCGAGCGGGGTCGCTACGCACGCTACGCCAGGGCGACGTTCCGCAAGGACCGGCGGTTGAACATCCGACTCTCGAGCAAGGATCTGGAAGCGATCCAGAAGCGTGCGCTTGCGGAGGGGCTGCCGTATCAGACGCTGATCTCCAGCCTGTTGCACAAGTACGCGGCAGGGCGACTCAGAGAAGTCTGATTTCGAAACTGGTCAAGAGAGATGATGAAATCCCGAAAACACAACGCGCCTTCGTTCAGAGGGCTCAGGTCGGCCTCGAAGACCGCCTCTGCAGCGGCGCGCGGCGCCAGCAGGAAGACGGACACGCGCTGCGAGCTCGTTCTGCGGCGTGAACTCTGGCGCATGGGCCTTCGCTATCGCCTCCACGTCCCCGGGCTGCCCGGCCGCCCGGATATCGTGTTCCTCCGGGATCGCGTCGTGGTCTTCTGCGATGGCGACTTTTGGCATGGCCGCGACCTTGAACGTCGAATCGCAAAGCTCAGGCGGGGGCCGGGTCAAGTGCTTTTCTTCCTGTAA